TCAGTACTCTTTTGTTTGAACCTGCTTGTTCAAATCACGCACTTGTTTTGTTAACTCCTGCACCGTAAGAACAAGATCCGCGATGATGGCCGTATGGTCTACGTTAAGGATATTGATCTTCTCGCCATCAATTTCTACATCGCCGCTTTGAAAGGTGTAAATCGGGTCAACTTTTTCAGCTTGTTGAGCAATAAATCCACGCCTACGGCGTGTTTCGCCTTTCATGTTGAACTCACATATCCCCAGCGCGTTAATACGCCTGGAGGCCCCTTCCTGGGATTCCGTAAAATCCTCTTTCAGCCGCACGTCTGAGCCGGTGGTCATGACATCCCCCTTCGGGGTGGAGACGGCACCGCCAGAGCGGAAGGTCCACGCGTCCGTCCTGCCGAACCCATCCATGTACAGAACGATCCGGTGCTCAGTGCCTACGTACTCCTCAAGGTAGAATCCCCCCCACGCTCCTGATGTGTCCCCGTTTCCTCCGCGCCCTGATATGCGGGACCGAACTCTGCCCCCGGAAACTAACGAGCCAATGGCAGGAGAACCGAAGTCGCTCCGCTGCGACACACAGTCATAGCGACACTGTATCCAGCTGCCGATGTCGGCCGCTTGCCCCACCCGCAGGTCTCTGTCTACCCGTAGATGGCTTCCCTGCACACTCAGCTGGTCTGCAGAGGTGGTGATGAGGCGTGCGGTGTAGTCGTTAGCACTTTTGTTATGGTGAAAATCGATGTACGGAGTGCCCATCGACAGCTCTAACGCCTGGGAATACAGCTTGCCCTTTGCCGTATTATCGAAACCACCACCGACAACCAAATCTCCGGGCAACGTCGTCTGGTTATTGGTGCCAATAACGAGGATGTCATCATAGGTTTCTGACGGTGATACAGTGGTCGCTCTTGAACGCTGAACCCTGAACGGTGTTCCCGAGCCGACGGCAATTGTCCCGCCTTGCCCTTGTTTTTTAAGCAGAGCCAGATCTGAGTTCCTGCCCAAAATAAAACCGGAATTATCGCTAGTTATAATTTGCGAGCCGGCGAGGTTGTTTCCTCCGGTGAGTTTTGCCAGCGCGTTAAGATCCGATGCTTTCGCCATCCCGGCTATCGCCGGCACGGTCACCTGCTTTCCTGTGATCGGGTCAGTCAGGGTAATATTGCCGCTGCCGGTCAGGGCCATCGACCAGCCCTCCACTACACTACGCCAGAATGCAAACGCGCTGGCCAGCTGGTTAGCAAACGACGAGGTGCTGGCGGTTTCAGCTGTAATAATGCCGTAAGAGGCACCGGAAAATGCGGTGGTGATATTCCGGGTCAGCGTCAGTTGCGTGTCGCTGTCCACAGATTTGATCGCATACAGGTCAGCACTACCGCTGCGGTAGACCACCAGAATCGACCCGGGCAGTATCCCCAGCGCCACCTGTGACCATTTTGTTGTCGCACCTGTCACCCGTGCTTGCGACGCTGCACCCGTGACGGTGCCGACTTCATACATCGCCATAATAAAGTTCCTCCTGGATGCTCTTCCCTGGAAAAAGAAAAGGCCCCTTGCGGGGCCATGATTTAAGCAGATGATGCAGCTCTAATTACGTTGTTATTGCGCGCGGCGAAGGCGTCGAATCTTGAGAGGATGGTTAATACCATCTGTCCGTTACGGTCCAGGTAACAGCCATATCGCAGAACAGCGTCGCCAGTACCGGCAGGGACGACAAATGACATGTTGTCTACGTTCATTGACTCTTGCGCCGTTAACAGGCGTGTTGCTCCACCTGTTTCATACATAAGCTCAATGCCTAGCTCCATACTGCCGCCACCAGACGTAGCGCCTGTGCCACGAAGAAGCATTGCATACGACAGATAGCCAGGATTCAGTCCGCCGTCAGCCCCTGGCGCGTAGGACATCCCCGCTCTGAGTTTCGCGCCGCCGTCGATAGTGATGCTATCCGTCTGGAGGAGTCCACCGCGAATATTGATCACCTGGTCGAAATTCTGCCGCCGGAACCGGGCCAGCTCAAACCACTGCCATGTAGCCTTCGGCACCTTGCGCGTGCGGTGCTGAGCGATGTTGATCGCAAATGACCCGATGTCGCCCTCGATGTGGTTCGCATATACCGTACCCTGGAACCAGCCGTCAGTCGCATAAACCGCACCGCGAACGATCACGTTGTTGAACTGCGAAGAGCCATCCTTAGCGATACGCCAGCCGCGTGACCCGTCAACAAAGTCATTCGAGCGGATCTCGTTGCCGATCTTCGCGTTCGTGATGGAACCGTCCGCGATTTTGGTTGAGGTCAGGGAACTGTTTTTGATACGTGCCGTATCGATATACAGTTCATTGCCTTCGGCAACCATCACCGGAACAGCCGTCGCATTATTACGGTTAAACAGCGAGAAGCGGTCGGCATAAAGGATAATGTCGCTCGTTTCACCATTGCTGCCCAGCGTAATCCCCGCGCCAACCTTCTTCCCGTTAACCGTCTCAACCTTCATCGACCACAGAGAACTCACCGTACCATTCACAGCCGCCACGGTTTTGGCGGTATTCTGAACGGAAGCACTGAGATCCCCGACACTGGATGTCAGGGTCGTCTGCTGCGTTGCCAGGGCCTCCAGTGCCGTTGCATGCGTCTGCTGGGTACTGGTGATACTGGCCACCGATTTAATCGTGTTGTCCAGCGTCGTCTGGTTTTTGATGTTGGCGGCCGCCTGCGCGTCAATCTGCGACTGAAGCGAGGTATTCAGACTGGCCTGTGTGTTCTGGCTGTCGCTCAGCGTCTTCGCCATGTTATCGACGCGGGAGTTGGCATTATCCACTTTCGTGGCCAGTGCCGCCTGCTGCTGCGCCTGGGCGGTGATTTTCCCTTCGGCATCCGTTACGCGAGCCGTCAGACCGCTTACGGCACTCGCCGTCGCGTCAGAGGCATCCTGTGCCGCTTTCGCATCGGTAACATCCGTGATAACCAGATCGTCGATATACAGCGAATAACCGGGGGTGCCGCTGCCGGAGGCGCCACGGGTGGAGATCCAGACCACCGCGCGTGTTCTACCACCCCCGTTGTTACTGGCAATACCCGTAAATTTCACCCACTTATCACGCGCACCAAGAGCGGCTTCGCTGACAGTGACCGCCGACTGCCAGGAGTTTTGACCGGCAGCATTCAGTGAGTTGATACCGACCAGCGTTGTCCACCCGGAGGAGGGTTTCTGATCCGCCGGCATCATGGCCCAGAACTCAAACCGGAACTTCGCATCCTCACGGACTGACTGCCAGCTCCCAAGCTGTTTATCGCTGTTGCCGTTATTGTTCGCTCCCCGGCTCACCTGCAGGCTCTTATTGCCGGTGAATTTCTGCGACTCCACCACAACGGCGGTGCCGCCCCCGCCCAGCACATGACCATCTCCGTAGCTTTCGAACGTACCGTCAACCCACGGATTAGCTCCCTGAGTGCGGATGGTATTGATGGTGCTGGTCAGCGACGTGATGCTCTGCGACTGGCTGGTGATGGTGTTTTCCACCTGGCTTACGCGACCGGTCAGTGAACTCACCGCGGACGTGTCGGCCTTTTTACTCACCGTATCGTTTGTCGACCTGAGGCTGTTCTCCAGCGCCGTTACCGAGGAACTCAGGGAGTCAATATTACCCCCCTGGGCCTTCACTGTGTTCTGGAGCGTGGTAATTGCCGACGCGTTCGCATCAGCCTTCATCATCACACCGCCGGCGGCGCCCAGTCCCATCATTACCCCGTTCACAAACTCGACTGAGGTCGAAATGTGGGCAGTGGCGTCACCACCGGTTGGCGCACGCAGTTCCAGACCATCGCCCGGCCTCATGCCTTTGCGGCCAAGGAGAATATAGGCACCACGATACGGCAGGGAGTTGACGACTTCGGATGTACCACCAAGAGATTCCAGAGCAGACAATATCTTACCTCGGTTGCCAGATGGCTCATCGAATGTCAGGACGCAAACGTAAGTGCCACTGGCCAACGCCTCGATATCAGCCGACATCGTGGCACCATTATTCGCGCTGCCAAAGACATCGTATGTTTTGGATGTCGCAATCACCGTTGATCCGTTGCTGTGTTTTGCAAAAGTGACCAGTGCCCAGCTGCGACCAGGGGTAAACAGGTTTTTGCCGCTTTCATCAAAAACCCCAGGAGTTACGCTGTTGCCATTCCCCCGTGCAGTGACAGTAAACACAGTGCGACGGTTCATCGAGGCCTGCAGGCTGGTAATGCTACTGTTCGCCGCGGTTAAATCGCCCCCCTGAGATGTCACCGTGTTCCGGAGATCCTGCAATGCAGAAGCATCAGCCTTCCTGGCAATGTTGTTCTGAGCTGTCGATAACCTGTTTTCCAACGATGTGGTGCGATTTCCGATAGAGCTAATGGAAGTGCCTTGCTGATTCACTTTCGTTGTCAGCGAATCCACAGCCGACGCACTGGCGCTATCAGACGGAGACTCGTTCCAGTCGGAAACAACGTTACCTACCTCAAACTTCGGACTGTTGATGTACACCGTCTGGTCTTTGGAGGTATTGCTCTCGATACGGCACAGAATCAGGCGCTTGGTGCCCGTGGTAGGTGTCTGTTTCCACTTAACCCAATAGCGGGCCCATGAAGTGGTCAGCGTGAACTGCGCACGACCATCAGTGTTGTTACCTTTCGCACCCTGGCTGGTCTCGATAGACGTTGTGGTGTTCGGATTGTAGAAGAACGCCGTCATCGTCTGGCCAGCAACGCCGCCTTTCGCATAGAAGCTGTAAACGTACTCCCCTGCATCGAGCGGCGACTCAAGCGTGATTTCCCGCAAATCCCTGTAACCGGAGCCGGCTTTTACAGTTGTGCTAATTACCGCGTTACCACGATACGTATCGCTGACAACGTTCGACCAGCCGGTCATATCGCCGGAGTTCTTGATCAGGTTTGTACCGCCGACAGAAATTGCATCAACCTTGTTGTTCAGATTCGTGACAGAAGAACTCGTTGAGTTAATGTCTTTTTCGGTCTGGGTAACACGGTTGGTCAGTGCCGTCAGAGCATTAGCGTCTGCTTTATTGCTGACGTTATTATTAGTCTTCGCCAGGTCATTTATCAGTTTAGTGATGCTGTTACCCTGACTGGTGATCTGGCCGCCCTGTTGGGATACGGTCGAGTTCAGTGTCGAAATCGCATTAGCGTTAGCATCTGCTGTACTTTGCGCATTGTAGGCATCAGTCACTTCGGTAATGACCAGGTCATCAATGAGGAATGAGTTACCCGCCTTAACGCTGCTAACGTTAGGAATAGAAATCCTGACCATTGCCTGCTTAATACCGCTCTTCGTTGATTTCAGGTAACCAGAAACCTTCGTCCATTGAGTTGAAGAGAGATCCTTTGCCGCTTTGGTAACTGCCGGCCACTGCCAGGAGTTGTCCTGATACTGGAGCGATAAGCCGACGGAAATCTGCACGTTCCCGGCCATAGCGGTACTCCTGGAATCCAGCTTAACCCAGCATTCCATATAGAAGACTGCGTTATCGCGAACCTGGAATCCGCTGAAAATGTGGGTGTCAGTGTTGTCAGTTGCATTGGCATTGTAGTCATTCGGACGCGTCACACGAATGCATTTATTGCCGCCATGCGAGTCGTCAGTGGTCACGATGGCACGGTTATTCGCCAGATTGTGACCAACCGCGTAACTTTCAAAAGTGCCATCAGGAAGCAGATTAGCGCCGCGTTTGGATTGCTGGCTCAGAGAGCTGCTGAGCGACGTAATGTTGCTGTTCGCCGCCGTCAGACCGGACTCCGTCTTCTCCACTCGTCCGGTTAGGGAGTTCATCGCCGTCTGATCCGCTTTGCTGGCCACATTCGCGTCTGTCTGCGTCAGCGCATTCCGGAGCTGGGTGATGCTCTGCGAATTGCTGACCACATCGTTGCCAATCTGGCTGACATTCGAGTTGAGTACGCCGGCTGCGTTTGCCAGCGCGGAAACACCGAGACCGGAGTACATCTCAGCAACCTTGTCTGACAGCTTCAGTCCCAGGTTGATATACGCCTGGCCAGCCCACTGATTCACCAGAAACTCAACTGTGTTCCAGCCGGCTTTCAGATCAAAACTGACGGTAGTCCAGCTGGCGTTTCCCCAGGCAACCTGAACGCCATTTACAAATACAGCACCGGTATCATCAAAAACCCTGTTACCGGGCGTCATTGTGATGGTGGTATCGGCCGCCACTTTCACCTGGCAGGAATACAGCGCGATCAGATAGCTCCCAGCGGACGTAAAGTCCAGTCTGGTCGCGTCGGCCACCTCATCCACGACCACTGGCGCCACGGCGCGAATATCGCTGAATGACGGGACTGTCACGGCGTTAGCCAGCTGCACAGGATAGATCCGACGGGACCAGCTATTCGGCTGGCCATTGACCAGCTGATTCGACAGGCGGGTGATACTGTCAGTATTGCTGCGAATATCCCGCCCGTTTTGCTCCACCTGCTGCGTTAAGGCAGTGACCGCAGCCGCTTCGGCTTTCTTCACCAGCGCGGAATTTGTCGTGCCCAAATCGCTCGTCAGTTTTGTGATGGACTGACCCTGGCTGGTTATCCTGTCGCCCTGACGGGTAACAACAGACTGCAGCCCGCTCAGCGCCTCATTCGTACCAGCCAGGCCCGTTTCCGTCTGGCCCACCCGGTTAGTGAGTGATGTTAACGCGGCGCCCTGCGATGTCAGCGTGGCGCCCTGTTGCTCAACTTTCTGCGTCAGGGACGTCAGCGCGGTCGCATCGGCTTTTTTCCCGAGGCTGGTTTCCAGACCACCGATACGGCTCGCCTGCGCGCGCTGCTCTGTCGTCAGAGAACTCAGTTCACCAGAAACAGCAGCTTTGTTGTCGTTAAACTGCATCTGAAGGGACTCTCTGGCCTTAACTTCCGCCTGGATGGCGGTAACGCGCGCCGTTTTTTCCTGGTATAGCAGCCCGGAGGTGACTTTCTCCAGATCGCTGCCATCATAGGAGCCACGCATCTGCGCCGCCAGCGTGCTGCGTGCCTGTGCTTCGGAGGTCAGCGCGTTACTCAGCGTACTGCGCACATCCTGCAGAGCCGCCGTACTGGCGCCGGGTGCTGGCCGGCCAACGGCGATCCAGTCGAATTCGATAAAGTTGCTGGCATCCTGCTGGTTCGTCAGGTCCAGGCGAATACGATCAATGTTCCCTGTCCACGGAATATCACGCACCGTCAGGGTTGCCACCCCATCGGCATATTCCGGCTCAGCAACAATGTATCGCTTCGTGTTATTAAAGTTTTCGCCGGCAGACACCCAACGGATCTCACCCGCCCAGACTGGTTTGCCGGTTTTACGAAAGCGCAGCATGATGAAGCGGTACGCTGCACCATCGACAGCCAGACCGCCGGGAGAGGTAATGTACGGATCGGTGGCGCTGTCCGCAGGGCGTAACCAGCCATCCCGGGACACACCCGGTACGCCGGCGCTGCCGGTCCAGCCCTCGGTCGTCTGACTGTTGAAATGCCAGATAACCTGCGAATCGAACTGGATATTGGCGCCGGCAGCGAGGCTGGACATTTCCCGCGCCAGATTTTCATCGGCACTCTTCATTACCTGAGTCAGGCTCTCGATACTCGCCTCAATCCCCTGCGTTGCCGCCAGCAGTTCATCAGCAGCCTGTGCCGCCTTCGCGTTAATATCTGCGATACGATCCGCAGTTTCCTGCTTAACCGCATTGGTTAACGTGGTGTTGACCTGAGACAACGACTGCTTCAGGCCATTCTCGGCAGTTTTAATCTGCGCATTCAATGCGGCATCGCCGTCGGCAAGCGACTTGCTCAAAACTGCTATCTGCTGATTCACATCAGCAGTGATGCTTTTCGCCGATGCATCAATATTCTGGCTGACCTGCTTCGCCTGATCTGCGGCTTCCTGACGCAGCTCTTCAGCGGTCTGCTCCAGTTCCTGCTGCGTATTGCGGATACCTTCCTGCGTTTCGCTAATGGTACGCTGCGTTTCCTCCCAGGCAGCCGTATCCTTGATCGCGTCAGTCAGGTTTTCGTAGTAGTCATCAAAGTTATCGCTGGCCATCCCCTGGACCCAGCCGGTCCACGGGCTTTCATTGCCCAGACGATCAACAAGGCGCGCCCGATACCAGAATTCTGCGCCCATACTGAGGCCCATCTGCTGATAGCTTTTCCCCGGATAGGCCACGTCTGATAACGGCATCGGCGCACTGCCGTCCTGATTTTTGCTGTACTGCAGTTCCGTGCGCAGCGTATCCCCGGAGCCGCTCGGGAACTCCCAGCTAACCTGGACCCCATGAACCAGCGAACGGGTTGCCAGCGCCAGCGGTGCCAGCGGCTCGCCGACCTTGCCGGTCAGGGTTTTCTCTTCGGAATACGCCCACCCGCTCGAAATCTCCGCCGCATTGATCGCGCGGACGCGAACCAGGTAACGACCGGCATAGATGCCGCTGACCTCAAACGAGGTGGTCGAGCTGCGCGGCACATTAATCCAGTTCCCGTCGTTACGGCGCCACTGCGCCTCGTAGGCAATAGCACCGCTGACCGCTGACCAGTTAACCTGCATCGTTTCGACGCTGATCCCCTGATTCACGACCGAGCGGGATGTGATGACAATATCGTCAGGAGGTGACTGGTTGCCCGCCGGCAATACGCTAACCGGGCGTTGGTCGATAATAGCGCCGGTATCGATGCGGGCGAATTTATCCGGGTCATGTGCCACGCCGGTGATCGTGAGGGTGGCATCGTTGTTCTCTTTTACCCCTGTAACCCGGTACTGCTGCAGGAAGAGGTCATCGGATTCAATGGCCCAGACGCATTCCCGTTCCGGCGTCTCACTGTACGCCGTTGTGACCGTAATCTGTCGGCGTCCATTAACAGCCTGAATGGTCCGGCTCTGTGAGATCCCTGATGGCAGGTTTAGCTGGAGGCGGTCGCCAGGTTTGGCATCCACATCACGATCCAGCGTAATCACCCGGCCATTCACCGCGCTGATTCGCCCGCCGTTGACCCGTCCGGCCAGCAACTCATCCGCCAGGGCAATGATATAACCGGGTTGAGGAATGCGACCGTCCAGCCCCACATCAATTTCGACCATGCGGTCCTTATTGTTGGTCAGTATACCCCACAGTCCCTTACGGTGGGCTTCGCTCTGGCGCGTACAGCCAATCGCGGTCATTTCGAGCTGGTTAAAACTGTAGCGGGAAACCAGTTCAGGGATAAACGCAGGCTCCATCGCATCAGCATAAGCATTATCCGGATCAGACCAGGAAACCAGGGCGTTGGTGTACCGAACCTGGCTGCTGCTGCTCGAATAACGGGGTTTGCCGACAATATTGGCGCGCGTATAAGTAAAATCGACATCACGCGGCATATCAGCCAGCACAACAATCTGCTCACCGTTCCAGCAGGTCATGCCCCGGAAGATGGCGGCAAAATCTCGCAGCACGGTGTAAGCATCGTTGCGTTCCTGGACATAGACGTTACAGGTATAGCGCGGCTCCATGCCGTCACCACCGCGCCCGTCAGGAACCAGCTGATCGCAGTACTGTGCAATCTGGTACAACGTCCATTTCGAAATATTGGCGCTGCTCAGACGATTACCGAGACCAAAACGGTCAGCGATAACAATGTCGTAATAGATCCAGGCCGGGTTATCCGTCCAGGCCCATTTAAACCCGCCGGTCCAGACGCCGGTATATTCGCGGGTTTCCGGATTGTAGTTATCCGGCACCCGGATTACGCGCCCACGCGGCTCACAGGAAATTTGCGGAATGGAGCCATTAAACTGGCTGGAGTCGAACTCGATATAAAGCAGTGCGGTGTTGGGATAACGCAGCTTCGCGTCAATCACTTCGGTATAGCTCTGCAGCGTCATCACGTCGCCAGTTTTGACACTGTTTGCATCCGGAGAGATTTTACGCAGACGTAGCGTCCAAGTACTGCAGGCCTGGGGCAGATCAATACGATGGCTCCGCTCATAACCGGTGGTGGTTTTACCCGAGACAGCGGTTTCCAGCACCGTCTGCCAGGCGCCGCCGTCGGTCTGCAGGTCAATCGCATACCTGACGGTATTGCCCACCACGTCGCCGTCATCTTCCTGTTTCATCAGGGACGGCCATTTCAGACGAAAACGAACGGCAGAAAGCTGGGTATTAGTAAAGGTATGGGTCCAGGCTGTCTTGCTGGAAACTTCCAATCCCACACTGATTTCATTTTCAGTACCGGGAATACCCTGAATATAAGTCTGAGCCTGCGTGCCGGGGCGAAATTCCCAGGACACGCCACTGAAGTTTTGCGAACCATCAGCATTTTCAAGCGGGGTGCCATCAAGATAAATATCTTTACCGGTTAAACCACCTGCAAATTCACCCTCACCTAATGCGAGCAGAATTTTGGCTTTCGCAACGGACTGTAAATCATCCGGCTGTTCCGTCGGTGTACGCTGCTTTGAGCCGCCACCCTTGCGCCCTTTAATGATGTTATTTGCCATATTACGCCCATAAAAAAAGCCACCGCAAGGTGGCCTGAACTGGATGGTTTACTGAATAAAACTTATTGCTGATCTTCTGTGTAAATACCGGCTGATATAATGGCGCCGCCAATTCGGCGTTTGCCATAAAGCAAAGGGACCGGATATCCCTGAGAGGCAGTATTCGTCACGCCCCCAAAGGCGTAGGACGCTTTATTGTCAGCGGATTCTTTTCGTGCCAGGCCTGCTGGCTGTGGGGAAAGCATCTGAACGACGCCGCCGAGCATCATTGATGCTCCTGTACTATAAAGATATGGTGCGGCCGCATTAGCCGGAGTGAATGTGGAAATGACCCCCACAACAACAAGGACTGCACCGAGAATAGTTTGTAAAAGCCCCGCCTTTTTACTCCCGATAACAACCGGCGTTATCCGTATCACGTCACCCTTCACAGGAAAACCAAGATCATCCAGCCCTATATTTTTTTCATCCTGAAATATCGCATAGGTTAATCCACGGTCTTCGCTGGTGATCATGAACTTTTCAAATCCAGGAATTGTTTTTGCCAGCGCCACCACCGCCTCTTTAGTGGTGGAAATAAGTCGGTGATGAATTTTCCCAAACCGTTTCCCCAACGGCCCGTTCAGTTCAATTCGCATCATAACTTCATGCATTATCCCGCTCCCAAACTTACCGTGAGGTTCATTAACATAGTGAAAAATACCTGACGATTTTCATTGTTCTTTCCTGCCAGTACCCGCCATAGGGCACGCGCTGACTCAGGTGACCATACAAATGGTGAAGTAGCATGTTCCCTTCCAGCAAAATCCCGGCGTGGTTCCACTTATCCGCCTGCACCTGCATGATAACCATATCACCCGGTTGCGGTGGACCATCAAACTCACGGAACCCGCATTCATACCAGCAGTCCTGATAAAAATTATCGGGATACTCCTTTTCCCACCACGGATAGTCGACGCGGTAATCGTGCAGCTCGATGCCGTGGGTTTGCCGAAAATAGCTCATCACCAGGCCCCAGCAATCGTAGTGGCCCAGCACGAATGGTCGCTCGAGGAGCGGCAACTCACCACGCGGGTGAATGGTACGGAGATCTCCTTCTGGCCAGCTGATAATATGCCAGGGGAGAAGGGTCGTGTCGCATTGTGCTTTATCCAGTTCGCTCGGCTGGGTGGTGGCATCAGGATGGCTGTGAACAATACCGGTGATCGCTCCCCATTCCTCAACCTCCGCATAATCCTCCGGCGCCAGCACAAAATTATCTTTCGACTCTGTGGCCAGGTTCCGGCAGGGGAAATAACGCTCCGCCCGGCCCCTCTGGGCGACAAGGCCGCAGGCCTCGCGCGGATATTCTGCGTCGGCATGTTCCTGGATGGCCTTAATCGTTTTCTGACGCATATCAGCTCCTGATTAATGAGGTGCCAGGGAACCCGCCAAACGGCAGTTCACTATTCTCACCATGACGTAATTTGCAGGCCGTGAGCGTGCCGGGGCAGACATCCTGCGACGGGTCATCAACTGGCTGATTGTTCCTGTCAAAATACCGGGTGCCGGCATAATCGCACCCGTTACCACTGCGGTACTGATTGCGAATACACCAGCTGCAAATCGCATGCAGCTGGCGAGTGGGGATCATCATCCCCTGCAGGGCAAACGGGCTGGAGAGAGTAAATTCCACCTTCTCATCGTCTTCATAATGCTTTACGTCGATGAAGAAAAGGCGCCGTTTCTCCTGTGTCGGATCAGCTGAAGCATTCCCGTCCGGAAAGTTCTTCGCATCGAGATACTGTTTTTGCGTATCGTGGATGACAACCCGCGCCAGAGCCAGATCGTCGTAATGAAGACAGAGCGCGGAAATCGAACCATCAATGTTGCCTACCCTCAGTGTCGGCTGCGCGTCGCTTCCTGAAGTCGAGGATTCAATCCCCTCTAATTCACAAGGCCATGCTTTATATTCGATGCCCTGCCACCAGATGCTTTTGGCCGGTAGCTTCGATTCATCGCCACCAGCAGCCACAATTTCCGCTTCGGTATGGGGTATGTTATATCCGTGAAAATATAAAATATCACCCATATTAAAAGCACTTCCGTCAATTTCGAATAGCCGGATTTCATCTCCCGGCTCCAGTTTCTGATAATCAGCGTGAAGACTCATGGTACGAATGCCTGTTCAAACGTTGCAGTAATGGTGATGACTTTCTTTCCCTGAATAACTTTTTGCAGGCTGTCGGCCTGAACCCGCCACAACGCTAATTCACCACCTGGCGGTTTAAAAGAAAACGCCTTGGTTTTGTGACGACGCAAAAATTTATAAATTTCCAGAGCAGTATCCGGGTCGCCAGAAAAAGAGAACTCATAACTCAGTGTTTCATTATTTATGCCGTTCCCGGATACCTGTGCATAGCCATCACCAAATTGAACCCTCCGGATATTATCTTTGCTTTTTAACGTAGGTTGACTGGCTGCCTGAATACGCCAGGCGAATGTTTCAATTGCCATAATATTACCTCCGGTTAGTTGCATTCCAGATAAGTCCACCCGGACGCAGCGCTTTGGCTATCCCATCCTGCACGGATCGATTTACAACCTGCTGATAAGCTTTTCCGACAGAATCAGAATTACCCTGCTGCAGATTGTTTCCAGTCTGCTGTGTTGTCACGCTGACAGGCGCATAGACATTCACGCCGCCTGCGAATACACCTGCAGGCGCACCACCAGCACCAACATACCCGCCTGAAGCATAACCACGCATCATCCGGTACAGGTTGCTCACGCCGATGCGGCTGGTTGCCTCTTTGGTGAAAACGAATTCGCCGCGGTGGACAACCCCCGCGGGCTCGTACTTACCACCATGCCCGGTATAACCACCACCATCAAAGCCAGAGGGACGATAGGAAGGAACGGCAAAAGACTGACCATAATTTGAAGAACTGCTCCCGCCGCTGATCCACCCCATTGCAGCCTGAAAGGTGTAGGCCACAATAAGCTGATCGATGACCTGAGCGATCATCTTCAGAATGGATGTGGTGAATTCCTTAAAACTCGCTTTGCCGGTGGTATTCAGCAATGTCAGCTGATTTGCCAGCCCCCCGAAGGTAGCCTGGGATATTTGTTGAACAGAGGAAAATACATTAGTGGCGGAATCCTGATACTCTGCCCAGCCCTGTTTGGCGCCGGCCAGCCAGTTACCGCGCAATGCGTCCTCGGCTTCATAGGTGGCTTGCTGTTCCTCCAGCACCTTGCGCTGCGCACCAGGATTGAAGGCGTACGTTTCACTCAGCTTTTCAAGCGTGCTTCTTCTGTTCGCTTCCCTGCCGGAAAGTCCGTCGGCCTGAGCCTTGATCCCCGCCCGGATCGAACTCTGCTGCTGAGCGAATTTATTGGCCTGATCTGCCAGATTATTCAGCTTCTGCTGCCGGGCGACCTTATCACCGAGATCTGCCAGCTGACGTTTGTATTCCAGGGTTTCGTTTTTGTGGGCCAGCAGTGATTTTTCCTGGGCGGAGAGCTGGCGGCGGCCGGCCGCTTCCTGCAAAACAGCATACTGATTTTCTGCCTGCCAGAGATCCCGACGTTGCTTACTGATCACGTCGTTGACGTCTGTATGCTGCTGGAGGGTTTTCAACTGAGCCTGCAGGGTCAGTAATTCGGCCTGGGCCCCTTCCTCTGCTTTACTCCCGGCGGGTGTTGTGTACTGCCTCCCTTTCGGGGTTTTAGGGTCTTTGTACCTGGCATCAATACTTGCGCGGATTTTTTCTATATCGCTGGCTGTCCAGCGGGTGGCAATCCCATCGATCGCATCTTGCTTGTTTTTCTCAACGAGCTTATTAAATTCGGCCTGGGCGCGAGCCCGTCTTTCTGCTGGCTTGAGGCCTGCTTCCAGAAGTTGATTAAACTGCTGCTGGTTCCTGATGGCTTGCTGTTGTTGTTCGTTACGCAGCTTCTCGCGTGCCGCGGCTAAACCTTCCTTAGCGTATGCTTTATCGGCCTCATCATAAGTTTGTTTCAGCAACTCAGCACGTTGAGTGGCAATACGCAAACGTTCTACATCAGCCTTAATGAGGGGGTTATTACCGGAATAGTTGGGATCGACGTTTAGATTGGCGGCCAGTTGACGGCGTTCTTTTTCCGCGGCCTGCCATTCTGCAAAAGCCCCCTGCCGCTTCATGGCCGCATCAGGATTACGACCAATGCCCATCATGGCATCCCAGGCGCCGCTGGCGGCATTTTTAACCCAGTTCCACGCCGTTTCCAGCGTTCCCAGGTTGTCCTTTACTGCATTTGCGCGCTGGATAACAGCATCTGAATATGCGCGCATCGCGAGCTCGGCAGCGCGTTGAGAATCGCCCATCGCCTGAGCAGCTGAAATCTGCTCAAACTGACTTGCGGTCAGAAAATGCAGAGATTCATTCAGCGTTGCGACCGCATTAACCGGATCTTCTTTTAGCCGCTTAAACTGGTTAATGGTTTCATCCACAGCCTGGCCGGTAGCCTGTTGAAGCCTCGCAGCCACATTGGCAATCCGTTCGACGTCGGCGCCGCCGAATACCCCGCTTCCCACAACCTGCGCTAATACGGCTGCCGCGGCGTGCTGAGTGACTCCATTTCCTGAGATGTTCCGTGCCAGTGCCTGCAGTTGTCCCGAGGTTTTACCGGCATAGTTCCCGGTGAGAATGAGCTGTTTGTTAAACTCCTCGGCTTCCTTCCCGCCCTCATACCACGCCTTTCCCAGCAGAACGACGGATGCTGCTATGCCACCGACCACGCCAGCGATCCCCAGTCCGCGTAGCGTCATCATTTTTTCGAGCCACCCGGCCTGATTCGCCAGGGTTATCCCGGAGCCACGCAGAGCGCCGAAGTTGCCCCGCAATAACTCTCCAGCCAGAACACCAAGCTCCCGACGTGCACCGGCGCTCTCGAAACCAAGGCTGTGCGTTGCGACCTTTGCCGCTTCCAGTTTGCGGATATAAACTTCAGCAGCATCGCTGGCGCCTACCTGCGCGGCTTTCATTCTCAACAGCTCAGTACCAGATAGTTTTTGTTCGACCACCTGGGCCTTAAGCTGGCGAAGAAATTTTTCGCGCGCCTGGTTCGCTTTTTCCTCAACCTGCTGGAGTTCTTTCTGCCGTGCCGTAGTGCGGGAAATCAGGGAGAGATAATCACCCTGAGTGATGTTCCCCTGCGCGCGGGCCTTGCGGAATTGTTCCTGTACACTGGCCAGCGACCGTGTTTCACCACTGAGGGATCGAACGCCATCTATCTGCCGAAAGAACGATTCCGCCAGCGCATCCTGCCGCCGCGCCAGCGCCTCTGCCTGAGCGTCGTTCTCCCGATAACGCTGGTTTAACCCGGTGACGCGCTGGTAAGTCTCATCGACCGATTTGGAGACCCGCTGCAATTCGTTCTGAAGCCCGGCGGCGGCATCCGCCTGCCGCCTCTGCATATCGGACACGGCGCCGGCACCGGCATCGCAGGTCGTTTTAAGCGCGGTGATTTGCGCCTCTGCCACACTGCGCATGCGCGTCTGCACTTTTTCCGACTCATTCGCCACACCGGACAGTTGCCCCTTAATCCTGGCAATCTGTTCGGTGAATGTGGCGCTGTCGACATCCAGGTTAATGACAAGGTCGCTAATCTGCTGGGCCATATCTGGTGCCTCCTGTAATTCCCTCCGCGGCCAGCATCATGGCTTCATCGTCCTGTATATTATCCGCTGCAGCCTCAGCGGAGGGAGACAGCAGGCTGAAGTGTGCAGGGGTGATGTCCGGATCCCGGTATAAGAAGGTTGAAATGGTGTAAAGCAGCCCGGAGAAGTGGGCATCGAGCTGCGCGTCCTGAAAAAAACGCTCCCGGTAAAAGTGATGCCAGTCGCCCAGCTCGGAGGACGTCATGCCAGCAAGCATGGCGCGCCAGTCAGGTCGCCCGAACTCACGCGCCAGCTTCAGGACAAAATCAAGCTCGCTGGCTAGGGCTTTTCCGCTGTAACAGGTTCATCACCCAGCACGGTGGTATCAATATCTTCATCCGTAGATTGCTCTTCTTCGGCAACCGGCGCCAGCATGCCGGAGAGCAGCTTGATCTGCATTTCCGCTTTGCCAATCGCTTCCGGCGGCCAGGTACTCATCACCTGCTGGTGGAGCTCCTCTTCAGAGGGCCCTTTAGGATCGTTATGCCAGAGCGAGAGCGCAATCAGGCGCGCGCCTGCGCGGATACTCATACTGACCAGCCCGGCGGACATTTTCTGGTCATCCACGTCATCAGAAATGGCGGATAAGGCTTTTTCTTCTGCGGCCAGATATTCGAGATAAGTAATGCGCTGCAATGCCGACAATTCGGTGATCGGCACCGTAGCGCCGTTATGGGTAAATTCGTCTTTTTTCAGAAACATGCTCATTCCTCTGTTATCAGGAAGCCGTCACGGTGGTTTTGCAGGTCGCCACAAAATTACCGTCATTACTCATGACAATAATGTCGGCAGCACCAGGTGCCACGCCGGTGACGATCAGAGATTTGCCACTCACGACCACCTTCGCTTTCGAGCTATCCGAGGTCGCTGCGCGGAACGACTGCATCGACGCGCTGGCAGGCAGGAAAGTAACATTTAGCGTTGTGGTGGTGCCGACTGCCACGCTGGCCGTTGCCTTATCGAGTTTGATCCCGGTCACCGCGATCGGCGGATTACCGCTTTCTTCCGCCAGTTCAGGTTTCCCGGTATTGGTGATTTTGGCTGTACGGGTGATCACTTCCTTCGCGGGAATGGCTTTACCCAGGCTACTGCACCACCCTTTGAACACATCCACGGTGCCATTCGGGTATTTAATTTTGTAGGCCCGCACATCGCCATCGACAAACCAGGCCACCAGCGACTTTTGCCCCTCTTCCCCTGGCTTCCAGGCCAGGGTTAAAGACGTATCACCTGCCGATTTTGCCCCCTGCGCTGTCGCAGTCCAGTCTGCGTTTTCATCGTCAAGGTAGGTGTCATCGTAGGACTCCGCCGTCATTTCGCCCGGCGTCAGTTCCTTAATTTTCGCCAGGCGCTGCCAGTCAGCATCGGAAAGCGGGTTAGCGTAGGGGTTCCCCGTTCCGGTATACAGCCAGAGCGTGGTACCAGCCCCTTTTACCGGGGCCATTGGATTAGGAGTTGCCATAAAATTCCTTATCTAAAATAAGTGAGGGTATAGGTCAGATCGACCGATCCCCAGGTGGCCATTTCGTCATCACGCTGGTAGTCGTAGCCCATGGGGATCATCGTTTCGATTAAGGGAAATAGCGCCGGGATAGTTTCAAGAGCCGGATACACCTTCTCTTCCATCCACGCATCCAGCGCGCTATCCGGCGTGGTGGATTTCAGAAATACCTCGATATGAAGGACTGCTTGCCAGCTATCCTCATCCAGGCTTTCTCCCGTGTATTCGGCATCCGTCAGATAGACTGCGAGCGCCGGTAGATCCTGCTCTTCCAGAAAGACAGGGCGTCCGTCAAACCATGTCACACGGTCCGGAATGGACGTCTTTAACTGGTCCAGAACAGCAAGACGAATAGCGGTGTGTTTGCTCATCGCTTCAGGTGGATCCTCAGTTGATTTTTCAGCGCGGACGACAGCTCCTTCGGCATGTCACTGTCGATAAGCTGCTTTGATATAGCGGTGAAGTTTTGGGTTAACGGGGTTTCGAGAGGAACTTTCACAACATCAATCGGGTAGCGGGATTTACCCAGACGGTGCATCACCTGCCACCGCCCGTTCGTAAGCTGCTGGATAAATGCATTTTTGAAAATGTACGGTCCAATACGAAGCACACTCCCGCGCCCGCGTTTTTCGCCTTTTCGCCTCGAAAGCTGCACCCGTGCAGCACCCAGTTTGATTGCAGGCAGGTTCCCTCTGTTAATACGAATGGCCGCCACCAGACGATCAGATTTCGCGCGCTTAAGACGCGACCGCTGCCGGACCAGCCTCACCGGCAACCCTTTTTTGCGGTTATCACCAACCGTTGCCTCTTTCGCCACCTTGCGGCTACCTTGCGTAATTGTTCGCCCGGCAACCCGGTTAAGCGCCTGCGCGGTAGCCGTCGGTACCATCAGTCGGCTCAGACTGTTCAGATTCTGGATAGCACGCTCAAGACCTTTCAGAGACATGATTCACTCCAGCCAGATTTGAGGCTTCCCGTTAAAAAACTGATAGCGGGTAACGATCCAGTCTTTACCGTCATATTCCACGGCATCGTTTCTGGCGGGCCGATAACCAGCAGCAAACACGACCAGCACCGTGGCGGCTCCGGAAAGTGCGCCCATCTCCTCCAGCAACTCAGCAGGCACGACGTCCACGCTTATGCCGTTAATGACCGCTTCCTTACCCATTTTTTTGAGGGTGGCGGCATCCATCCGGGCCGCCATCTTGTCGAAAGGGTTAGGCATTGATCTTGACGTCAATGACGGTACTGTTTGAGCCCGCATCTTCCCAGGCAACCCCAGCAAAAACTGCGCCTGTTGCTTCCAGCTGTACCTTGCCCGCCTTGAAATACACCTTCTTTCCCGCTTTAATTTCATCAGCGGGCAGCTTCGGCAGCTGGAATACCCCTTCAGTAAGACCATCGCCAGTATCGCCGCCGGGAATATCAGTGATCGCGATAGCAATCAGCTCACCGACAACAACAGCTGCCCCACTCAGAATCGGTTCCTGTCCGGCATTAACCAGATGAATCGTCTTTCCTTCCTGCACAAAGTTTTTAGCCATAACATCTCCTGGCAGCCCCGCAGGGCTGATTTCAGGTATAAAAAAAGCCCTGATGGGCTAATGAGATATGAGTTGGCAGAGAATTACTTGCCAGTTGATTTCGCCAGGCCGCGGAAGTCTAACGGCGCAACACCCGCATCGATACGCACCTTCGTGGCGATCCCGTCGGTATTGAAACCTTCCTGCTGGTCAATGTAAGGCGTGTCAACACCATTCAGATAAGCTACTTCGATGGTATCGGTGCCTTTCGCAGCGGCCAGGTACCAGGCGTTCGGATCCTTGTCATCCAGCCGTGCTTCAGCAATCACTTCGGCAAAGTTCTGGATAGGGTTAATGATCCCGGCGTTAATATCTGCGCCCTTAACGCTTGCCGATTTAATGGTCTGACTGGCAATCGTTTCGAGCCCTACCGGCACCAGCATGTAAGCTGGACGAATATTCAGCGATCGTTCCCCTTCTTTCTGCAGGCGCATCAGTTTGCGGGCACCATCAATGCTCGAAACAGAAATGGCGCCAGAGGAGAGGTTTTTGTGATCGGCATGGAACAGCGGTTTGCCGTCGGACAGTTTCGGGTTATCCAGCAGAATCGCATATACCAAATCACCAATGGTAGCTTTCGCAGCACGTCCCATTTTCGCCGGGACGTCAGTCAATGCGTTCAGATCATCGTTGATAATCGCCTGGCGGGTAATTGAGAAAATTTCCCCATAGGTAGCCAGTGCGATCGTTTCGCCTTTATCGCCCGTGGTCACATATTTATATTCAGCCCCTTCGCGAACCTTGCGGAGGGAGTTAAAACCGCCCATTCCCACGCGGTGAGCAGTTTTAAAATCAGACAACTGACCTTTCTTCGTCCACAGATCAAAGGTCTCTGCTGCCTCATCCCACCCCTGCAGAAGCGCCTTATTCGCCACGTCGAGCAGAATATTGCCAAAATCAGAGGTACTGTGAGTCAACGCCAGGCCAACCATCTGCATCGGATTGTAACTGGCGACCCCGATACCGCGTTCCGTCAGTGCCATACGCGCATACTCACGTAGCGTCATCCCGTTGTACACGTTATCGCGCTCCTGATTTTCATACCCTGCACGGGCCATCAGCGCCTGGCGGATGCCATCGCCAACAAAATTCCCGTTCCCGGCATAAATGTGCGGCTGTTCGCTTTTGTTCGATGGAGTAGCAGCCTTGCCCAGAGCAGCCAGCAGAACATCTTTCGCCTGCTCCACAGTGCAATCGGGGTCCGCAATACACTGGTTTTGCAGCTCCTGGTGCTTACCGCCGAACATAGCAAACAGATCATTAATCCCGTTCACACGGTTACGCTGTTCGGCATAAACCTGCGCCCGGATAGCATTCTCATCCACAGCGGCAGGCTGAGGGGCGGTAGGTTGGTGTGCCTGAGGTTGTGGTACAGGCTGCTGCGGTTCGCGCTGGGTGGAATTACGCGGCGGGGTGACCATATTACGAATGCTGTTTGGCATTTTTTCAAATTCCTCAATACGTTTTGAATGAATACAGGCCATTGCCTGAAGGGATGGGATCACCTGGTCAGCAAAACCCATGGCAAGGCATTCAGCGCCATCCAGCCAGGTTTCGTCTTCCAGCATTGCGGCAATCTCATCAGAGGTTTTTCCGGTTTTTGCTGCATAGGCGGGGATTAAGACCGATTCAACTTTATCCAGCAAATCAGCGTAGTCGCGCATGTCGTTGGCATCGCCGCCGGCAAAGCCCCATGGCTTATGGATCATCATCATGGTGTTTTCCGGCATGATGACCGGATTACCCACCATTGCGATGACAGAAGCCATGGAGGCAGCCAGGCCATCTATGTGAACGGTGATTGCGGCACCGTGATGTTTCAGGGCATTAAAAATGGCGATGCCATCAAAGACATCGCCACCAGGCGAGTTAATGTGAAGATTAATATGGCTGACATCACCCAGCGCTTTAAGGTCGTTAACAAACTGTTTGGCCGTCACTCCCCAATAACCAATTTCATCATAGATATAGATATCCGCTTCGTTGTTGGCGCTCGCCTTCATACGGAACCACGTATTACTTTTTACGCTTGCTTTCGGACGTTGAAGCGTCCAGGTCTTTGGCATCGGCACTGGTGCCTCCTCTGTCATTGGCAGGATCAGTATCAAATATCAGCCCCTGCTCACGGTTTTCATCGATTTCGGCCTTCCGGCGTGCTTTCACATCATCGGGATGACGCCCGCTGGCACGAACCCAGTCTGATTCCGTCGCAGCGCCACCGCGTATTTGAGCCTTCCAGGCATTAGCCTCCTTGACGGGATCAATCCATGGCATGACCGGGCCGGAATACACAGCGGTGTATAAGGACTCAATATCCAGCCCGCGTGGTAACGTGATTTGGCCGCTGGCGACAGCCATCTTCAGCCAGGCGCGATACATCGGACGTGTCACTGCGCCAATAAACCAGTCCTGGAGAATGAGATATCCGTCTGTCGATTCCACCAGCTCCTGCCGCTGAGCACTGTAAGTGCCGTTATAGTTTCTGGCGGTACTGGAAAAACTCAGACGGCTGCCCGCAGACACAGCTCGCAGCTGGCCGTTGCGGAAGGTTTCAAGATTGGGATTCGGGCGATCGGATTTGACCATGCCGATATCCTCGCCGGGCAGCAGGTCGTCGTAGATAATGCCGGGCTGAATATTCAGCTCACGATCGTCATCCTTACCGGCGTTTTCATCCCAGCTTTGCCCATCCCCTTTTTTGATATACATCCCAAGGGCGGCGGCGATGCGTGCTGCAGTCAGTTCAGCATCTTCGTATTCTTTCAGAGCACTGAGTCGCATAAGAACGCCGGACAAAAGCGACGTTCCGCGCGTCTGATGCAGCCGGCGGACAAACTTCAGGTGGAGCATGTTTTCCGCATCAACCCGTTTCGTTTCCAGTTGCCTGCCAGAGACCGGCAGGCTTTTATAAACCAGATAGCCCTTTGGCCTGCCCCAGTTATCGGTATATACACCCTGATTTAGCTTGTCTGACTCGTTGCTGGTCTGGGGAACAAAATCAGCCTCAAGCGCTTCCAGCCAGAACGGCACCCCGGCGGTAGGCGTCAGGCCATTGCCTGTGCCGCTGACGATCTGTGCAAAAACCTCCCCGTCGCGCAACCAGCTGCGTAACATCAGGCGCTCCAGCATGGGGCGGGTAAACTGATGGGTCACTTCCGGTCGAATAGACCATTCCCCCCATTTCTGCCGGATATCCGCCGCCAGCTTTTTAGCGATCTTGCCATTCTTGAGCTTCGGATGCGGCTCCACGATAATCCCGCTTTTACCTACCACCCGCTCTTCAAGCTTATCGAAAATGCCAATCACTAAATCGTGGTTATTATCAAGCCACCTCGCCTGCTCACGGAGAGAGACGGCCCCCATCTTGCTGAGCTGGTCAGCGGAACGATTCTCTCTTCGGGCTTTGTGGGTGCGGGTGGGCTTAACGGCTTCATATGCCTGTATCATGGCGCGGGATCTTAGCCTCGCAGCCTTCCAGCCGGGAGAAATGACACCTATCGCATCATCAAGTAAAGACATTAAAACCTCGCCAGTTTGTAGCCAGGCCGCCCCCGGCGCTGATTATTCAGGGAAGAAAGACGCCGCTCCCACTCCTGCCGCCCTTTACGGATTTCGGACAGGTTTTCCATAGTCATTTCCTGACCGTTAAATTTGATGGATTTGCCATCCAGTACCGCCATCTCCGCTTCGGCATAGCGCTGGATCATGGCCTCAATATCACTTTTATTCATAACCAGCCTCCTGAGGTGGCCCATGGGTTAGCATCATCAGTTACGGTTTTTTTGCGTTTGCGCTTTTTGGTCTGCACCGGCGCTGGCGCCGGGGGTGCTTCTTCGCCAGTTTCCGGCGGCACGTTCTCCATCCACGTTTCCCGCCGCGCCCAGTCAGGCGCATCAGGCCATTTAATTTTTTCGTATCCGCGAAGGATAACCAGCGCATCAGCGTAAACCAGCAGGTCAAAAGCTTCGTTGGCGCCGCGACCCGGCTTGCTCCATTTGCCATCAGAATCACGCTCCTCGTAAGTCAGTTCGTCGTAAAACCAGCTCCCCAGCCACTTCGGGAAATGGATGTAATTCGGCCCCGGTGTTTCGCGCCACAAGGCATTGTTTACCCGGTCTTTGAGGTCATTGGTTTGCAGCAGATATAGCGGGACATCCCCAGCGGCTTTCGCCCGGCGCGCCGAACGGCCGGTGTTATCTGGCAGGGATTGGGTGATCAGCTTTTCGCGTCGATGACCGTCACCTTTAAACAGGTAAACATTCCGGCCAATTCCCTCCCGACGGCATTTACGCCAGAATCGGTAGGCATTATCGGTGACACCATCCTCACCGCCGGAATCGACTGCCATTGCCATCAGGCGCATACACCGGCGGGGATCGGATGCCATTCGCCACGTCTTGTAAAAGACATCGGTCAGCAGCAGATCCCAGTCCTCCGGGTAACTGGCTGGATCGATGGGCAGGCTTTCGCCGTTAGCGTCGCAGCGGAGTGACTGGCGGATGTTATAACGGTCCACCAGCCACCGTTCGCCCATGCTTCCGTAGCCAGTGACCTGAACGACAAAGCGGCGATTACGTCCCCCCTGAACGTCAACCGTTGCCACCAGGAAACAAACACCATCAGGCACACAACGTTTCGGGACATCTTCGGCCCGCTGTTCGAGCAGTTCGCTTTTACGCTGTTCGGTACTCGCCCGCGGCAGATAAGGGCGACCAAAGTCAGTGTTAACGACCGTTTTTAGTGTTTCTTCGCTATGGGTTTTTTCGTATTCCTGTTCAGCCGCCAGATATTTATAAATTAGCTGTGACCAGGTCTGGTAAGCAGCTGCTGGCCCTTCCATCCAGAAAGAAGCAATGCGTGACCGCCGCCCCTCCCCTGTAATGTTTCCATCCCGATCAATTGACTGCCCGTCACGTAGCCAGACGCTTTTCATGTTCAGCTCGCGCTTCATCGCAGGAAGCACTTTTCCTTTGCAGGCCGGGCATTGCAGATAGGCCGCTTCGCTGGCTGTGACCAGGTCCGTCGTGTCACGGTAGCCAGTCATGTTGGCAACTTCAGGCTGAAAATATTCCCCACAATGCGGGCAAGGCCAGTAAAGCCGCCGGCGGTCCCCGCGGTTATACAGCGACAACGCGCCCGTTGTGGGCGGTGCTTCATGGGGTGAACTCTGCCGCCATTTCGTATCGAGAATGTCGCGGCCAGGTGAGCTTTCGACCAAGGTCATCCCCGATGACATAAATGTGGTGGTACGTTTGGAGGCAAGCGAGAATCCGTCCCCCTCCCCGTCGATGTCCTCCGGGAAGCGGTCGTAGTCGGTGAGAGCAACAAATTTATAGTCCGACGAGGACATAATATTGACTGAAGGCCAGCCTAGCTTCAGATAGTTACCTGCACGGAATGTGCGATCGTGAACGTTGTTATCGTTACGGCGAGGGCTCAGTCTTGATTTAACCTGCGGGCTGCAACGGAATGTGCGATCAAGACGCTTTTTTGAATGTTCGCGCGCTTTCTCTTCGGAGACCTGGATTACCAGCATATCAGCCGGGTCACAAACGATGCTGTATACAATCCAGCCATCAATCAGGCCAATAGTCTTACCCGTTCGTGCCGGGCCGACAAACACCACAGCATCATACTCGCGTGACGCCAGGCAATTCATTGGCTCGATAACATAAGGGGCCAGATTAGGATCCCACGGGACCGAGTTACCGGCGCCCATTGGCACACGCATATACTCGGCCACCGCGTCGGCAACCAGCATGCGGCGTGGCGCGCGTAAAATTCCGGAGACATCCCGACGGATCCCCCTGGCGGATGCCCGCTTTGCCATCAGTCCTCCTCTGGCTCATCCTCCTCTGCTTCGGCTTCCATGACCTTCTGGGCCATCTGGTCGCGCAAATCGTCAATCACACTTTGAACACGGGAAACCGCTGCAGGTGGAAGCGCACAATCGCGCTCGAGTACATCAGGGAGGGTTTCAAGCACCATCACTACAGCTTTTGCCATTACTGAAAACTCCCTGGCAACTTCATCTGCCGGGATCAGTTGCCCCGTATCCTGCTCAAACTTGATCCGCTCGTTCTCTGCTTTCCAGTGCGCCAGCCTGTCAGCCGGCGGCATGTCCTCAAGATTTGTTGAAACCGTGGGGATCATTAACTCAGCCAGAACGTCGGTAACTAAATACAGTTTTAGTTTGCTGTTGCTGCCTGGCGCCGGCTCAACATTTTTCAGCCTGGCGGCCACTGTCTGACGGTGGACATTGGTTATGCCCGCCAGCTGATTGATATTCAGCTTCAGAGAAGCGATTTCCTGATCCATGATGGTGAACACTTTTTAACCATTTCCACATCATTGCAAAACAGGCATCAATAAAATCAACAACCTGTGCAAATGATGATGATGACCATGGATCCAGAAAACCAGCCGATTCCCGCGAGCGCGCCGCCCCGTGGAAGGCCACCCCGCCGGGAGGACCCATTAGATAATGATTATCGTTTGTAATTGCTGGACAATTATCGAGGCCGCTCATTGAACGACCTCTGTGAATGCTCATCTTTCGGGCGTACTGCCATCGGCCTGCAGTACACTTTCTGGTAGCCGTTCAGCTAATGGCTGATTCTCGAAAACCTTCATCCCAAACTGACCGATCCAGGTGCTAACTGAGTTGATGTTCCCTGCAATGAAGTCGGTCACCTCGGCGATCAATCCTTTAACGACGACATCCGTGCTCTGACGCCAGTAATTCTCAATCGCGACCAGCAACGGATCGGAACCATTACTGACAGATTGTTCACCTACGCTATACGTTTTTTTCTTCGCGCTATCGGTTATACATCGCAGCTGGCTGGTCTGGACGGCTCCAACCTCTGCTGCAATTACCTGCATCGTCAACGTAGCCACTTTGTTCCCGTCTGCATCAGCGCTGGATGCATAGAACATGGAGAGCGTCAGATCCGTGCGTTTATACATCATTGCTTACCTCCCCTACGATGGCGGGAACGACGACCGCGGGGAAACGGAGATTGTTGATCCTGTACCAACTCACCCACTAAAGGTTCCTGAGCCGACTCAGCAGCTGGTGCCGGTGCAATATCATGCGCAATCGTCAGTTTCAGCAGTGGGCGGCCGCCCTGGACATGCTCAAAATGGATGCCATGCACGGCTTCATTCATTCGTGACTGACCATCAGTCTCCAGAACGGTCAAAACGCCATCAACGTATTCAATTTTGAAACTCTTCATCGGGTTCTCTCTGTTGCTGTTTTCTTGCTGTGGCAGGTCCAGCACAATGACTCCAGATTAAAGTCCTCATCGGTACCGCCATGAGCTTTAGGAATGATGTGGTCGACACTTGAGGCTTTCGTGGCAATACCGTCTCGCCTGCAGTTCTGACAAAGGTATTTATCCCTCTTCATGATACGGGCCCGTTTAATTTCCCACGGACGACCATAACCACGTTCATGCCGAGTTTTTCCGGGCTGATAGTTACGCCAGCCATCACCGGCGTGTTGCTGCCGATGGATCTCACAGAACCCACTGACATCATTCGTTACTGCCGTGCATCCTTTGTGCCGGCAAGGTCGTTTAGCGCGTGGAGGCATAACTTTTTCCGAAGTTAGTGATAACGCAGTCGTTAACACCGTTTTGTGTTACAGGGATGATGCCAGGGTGAACTTGGGTGAACTTGATGCCATATTCACCCCAATAAAAAGCCCCGCATAAGCGGGGCTGTAGATTCAGAAATATGGTTTTGGCTACTGGTAGGTATCTGCGAAATGCCCTTCGATCTGAGATCTGACATCAACAGTTTCGTCTAACTTTAAGGAATCATAGCCCTTAATATGGAAATGAGGCTCATATGCATAAATCGTAATAAATGCATATGACCCTTCATCTCCCGTGAAAATCTCATATTTGACGCGAGAAAGACCGGCACCAACTAACATGTATGTATCCAGAAGCTTCTGGGTATTCATCATCCATTCCTTTTCCTTTAAAAATCCTTATCAGCATACATGAATTCGATGGATGACGACAGCAATGAATTCTTGCAGACTTCGAAAAAAACCTCAATATCAGTAAATTAATACCCATACAGCCCCCCAAATATGCTAAAAAATAAAGCAGAAAGCAGCCAGGCAAGTGCAGTCTTCTTCATTAAGACTCCGTAAAATGCTATAGACATTGCTAGACACAGCGTTATAAAAACTGGCCACATAGTCAATAAAAAAAGCAAATAACCAAAAAACCCACTATTAATAGTTATATTCACCGCTAACTTAACCCTGACGTTCTAAATATGAGCTGTATCGTATGACACCATGCAATCTGTTCTTTCTGGCGAACTATAGCATTATCAAAGCCACTTAGGGAATGCTTGATGCCTTAGCCGCTGAGCTCCGTTAACTGATTTACACCCGCTACACTTGTTATATCCGGAGTGTTGTCTAAACTATCTAATGACTTTGCTCTGCCACGACAAAGTCCGTCATTCTACCTGTGAGCTCAGGGATGAGCCACTTCCTGTAGTATCTGGCCTTCCATTTTTTCTCAAAACCAGTAGAAAAACATCCCGCAATCTGACTACACTCCTACATTGGCTGCCCCTGCAGCACCCCGTCAATTTGTCGGATTTACTCCACGGGGTTTTTTATAACCTGAAACTGCTGGACAAAAGGCTCCAAGAACTAAGCCCACCAGCAGCACATTTCCAGGATATCCAGAAACAGGATACCTAAGAGTTGTTATGTCCTTCGAACATATAAGGCGCGTATGATGATTAGTTATATTCAAACCTGAGCTCATCAAGCCTTAATGGTTTTCTTATAAAATTATTTTTGCATTCGATAATGAGTATCTGCCCCTCGCGCAATGCGCAAAGCATAGGGGAGGATTTATCGGAATCACCATTTCCACCGGTGTAATCATTAACCACCAAAAGAGTGTAATCAATCGTGTTATCTCTGACAAGATTGATATTCCAAGCATTCTGCTCACCTCGTAAAATATACTTACCATGCTTATCTTTTATACCATGAGAGAGAGCCCAACTCCTTTATTAAAATAATAGATAAAAATCTTAAGTCCACCATCTGATACAAGTACTGCCAATGACAGTTTGTCACCTGAAGCTGGATCAGACATTCTTGCATAACATTTTTTAATCACAATCCACCCACTCATTTTTGGGTAGGATATAAGCAAGGCAGGGACTGAACTCAACAAGAAAATAACCTATCCGGCTATAGCTTTATAATAAGCCTGCCAGCGGTACTTATCCAATCTCAGTTGCCGCAAGCACTGAGTGCTTTCAATATCAGCCTGCAGATCTTCGTCGCTGTCCTTCGCGGCGTCACTTGCTTTGCACGGCGGGCTCATCAAATCCGGGGATGGAGTTGGCAGCATCGATGGCGCGCTGACGCAGCTGCACAGCATCATCATCAAACCTGCATACAATACGATTCGGAGACTGAACATATTTCACCACGTCACGTGTTATTGTTTTGTAGATGACCTTACCCGCTTCGTTAGCAGTAGCGGCCTTTTCCTCTACAGGCTTAATGGTACTCTCGGCCTTCTCTCTCTTCTTTGAAGCTTGAGCATTGATGTGATCAGCGTGAGAACTCCAGCCTGAGCGCCACGAAATCACGTTAGAGGCCAGCAGGATTGTTATAGCGATGATAACGGCGGTTAAGCGACTCATCTTTGCTCCCATAAACAAACTTCACGCTCAACTTCCCTCCGGGTAATAAGTCCTTTCCACTGCTTACCTTTGGCATAGGTCCAGCGGAGCAGTTGATCGCACGCTCCTTTAGGGTCACCCTGGTTGATTTTGCGAAGCAGTGTGGAGGTCTGAAAGTTACCAGTTCCGACGTTATAGGCGAACGAGTACAAAGCCCCACGCATAGTTTCTGGGATCGGTTTTTTGATGTAAGGGTTGATCTGCCTGGCGACGGTATTCAGGTCTTTATTTAGTAGCGCCCGACACTCTGCCTCGGTATAGGTTTTGCCGAGCATGATGTCTTTACCTGTGTGGCCGTAGCAAACCGTCCAGACACCTACCACATCCTGATAAGGGTCGTATCGCACTCCCTCAAGCCCATCATTACCCGTCGGGCCAGTAATGAGTGCAGACGCAATCGCAAAGGCTCCACCGCCGACTGCAGCAAGAACGCTTTTACGTAGTGTCGGAGACATTATTCACCTCGCACAGCTTTTCGCCGGTCTTCTTTAATTTTGAAATACAGATTCGTCAGGTATGTCAGCAAGCCAAATACCAGACTTCCCAGAACACCAATAGCGGCCCACTGGGATGGGGATACTTTGTCGAGCAATTGCAACATCCAGAACCCCGCGTTACCTGCGGACGTTCCGTAGGCAATACCTGTTGTTAGCTTGTCCATTCGATACATACTCCACCTCCGGATTAACGGGGTGCTTTGTGCGTGTAGGGGGTCAGGCCCATCGGGCTGATTTAACAACGAGCCGTATCGATGATGATTCCCGTGAGCCTGAAATGAAAAAGGCCACGCAAATGCGCAGCCTTTGAATAGATCCGCTGGAAAAGAACAGCCCACGCGTTAACGTGGGCTTGAGGTGAAGTTGTGGTGCCGGGTGCTTCCCGGTAAGTCGTTGGTCAGTCACCGTGACTCGCGCTGAGGATTCGCTTCTAACTGTTTACGCCCCTCCGCTAGGGGGATTCACCACCCATAAAACTTAACATCTCAATAACGTCTCTTCAATGCCATGCGTCGCTATGACCTAATTTTTCGGCGCAAAGCATCCTTCTGTTCCGCTTCTTATTGCTTTGAGCCTGTCTCCGTTGAAGGGGAAAGGAGTTCCTGCAAATGAATCCATCGCCTTCCTTGCTTTGATGTTTTTTTGGGCAGATTATGAATAAAAAAAACCGCCAGAGAAGCGGGAAGAAAATTGGCAACCAAGGCTGTAACGAAAGGAAGGTGCACCTAATAGTCCGAGCTACCGATTTACCAGGAAAGCCTTCTTTTTTTACCGTTACGTTCGTTAACCATAGCCTGACAGACAAAAAGAGCAAGGCTTTTGTCATTACAGTCACTATGTTAAGGCATTAGTGTGGTGCCGGGTGCCTCCCGGTGAGCATGCCCCAGTCGGCATGGCCCGCGCTGCATTTACAGGTTTCTGTAACTGACTGGTCGCCCCTCCGCATAGGGGGATTCACCACCTCGATAATTTATGATGCAAACATTCAAAGTGTCAATATCTGACCATACCGCCAGCGCCTCTGCCATAATATAAGCCAACAACGCCCACTTAAATTGTATACATTCTAATACTTAAAGCTATTGCGAAGCCCTGACTCAATGTAGCACTCACTGATATCAGGTAAATACGAGGTAAGTAAAATGCTATCTACTGATAACCAAAGAATTTCAGAGATTTTTGAACGTTTGGCAGAAATAGCAGCTAAAACTGCTGAATTAACAAGCAACCCTAATCTATCCCCTGCTCAAAAGCAGGCAGCATGTGACAGTTACTTTAGCGAACATGATCAGTTAACAACCGAAGCCCTAGAGATCTTCAAAAAAATCACTAAAAATCCTCAGTGAATGCTGAAGCATGTGAGATTGCGTATGCAATACGACGATATGACAGGGGTATTGATGCAGCGCATCTCGCGAATACCCCTGTCGTATCGCCGGAAAGCAAAAACCCCGCACGGGCGGGGTTTTCGTTATATTCAGATTGTCGCTTTTTGTCGCTGCCGAGTGGCGCAGCTCTGCCAAGCATGAAGGAATTATCTAACTTTCTGGCCCATTTTCAATACCAAAAAGGCAACATAGCACTTTTTGCTAATCCGCATGAATCGCCTTATGAACAGAAAGGAAAGCTTTTGCTCTGAATATTTCAAGGCACCAGCGCACTCTTTTCCGGGCCTCACTGTCTGTTAACCATGGAGCCACCAGTTGTATTTCCCGTGTTATGTCTGAGATTTTTTTGCGGGTGGTGTAATAGTTAACGCCAACGAGATAAACAGGATCACCCGTTTCAAATATCGCCAGTACACATCGTTCAACAAATTCAACATCATCCTCAGTGATCGCAGCGTCAATGGCGACAGTTGGAGGTTTTGGCCACAAAATGGCATGCGCCCTGCTTAGTGCCTGCCGCCCGCGATAGCCTTCACTCCTTGCCTGCTCGATTGCTGCCGTAAAGCGCTCTAATGCTCTATCTGACCACTGATCACCCTTCATACCTCGCCAGCATGAATGTCCTGATGGTTTGCGAGGGGCCGCACCTCCTCTCATACCTTCTCCCCATACAGTAAGCAGAGATTTTATCCAGGCGGACTGAATGCCATTAAGGGGAGTGAATCGGCCCAGCCAGCTTTTGCGCGGGGCGGCGGCCACTGTTTCTAATCCTGCACGGTGTAGACGGCGTTGACGTGGTGTCATTCTGTTCTTCTCCTTACTACGCCAGAACGCCGAGCGAGTATGCCCGGTCCAGCAATTTAATAATTAATACGGGCTGGGTGCCGTATTCACGCTCAAAAGCGGCAGGGTCATGGTGCAAAGTGCGGTGGTGCTTGCGGCATAATGGGATCGTAAAAATATCGTGGGCCTTGGTGCCTACGCCGCCCTGCCCCCAGCCAATAAGATGATGTGCATCATCTGCAGGCTGCCCACAGCACATACACGGCTGTTTTTTAACCCATGAGATAAAGTCAGCTGATAACCACCGGCTCCGCTTAGGTCTCGCGAATAGTGTCGCCGGTGCAACAGGATCGACGTTTACAGGAACCAGAGGTTTGCCCGGCGTTGTTTTTGCCGTTGGCCTGATTGCTTTTTCGAGACGGGGAGAAAGAATGCTGGTGGCCGGTACCGACGGAACAATCTCACTCTCCCTGTAAACCGATTTAATCCCATCGTCTTTAATACGCAGGGATCGGCGCGCCATTTCTTCTGTAATTTCATCGCCAATCCCGGCGCCTACCGCCCACCAGCATAACTCTGCCAGTGACAGTGCCCGCTGAGCGTCCAAGCCAAGCGCGATGCGGGCAGTGTCGATTACCCAGTCAGCGTTATTAACACCTACCAGTTGATCGAGGGTTTGTTCCGTTTGGTTTTTCAGCTCATTATCACAGTGCCAGCATGCGATTATTACACCCGTCGAATGGCGAAACGGGACGAGCTCACGGTGATGGTAATCGGAATGTGTCCACTGACAGTTTTTAACCTGCCGGCGCAACCATGACTCGAGGGCACTAACCCCACCAGCTGCAGTGATAACTGCCTTCTTCATGAAAAAAGGTCTGATCCCCATATCATCCCGCAACGGCTGCCGGGCATCAGGAAGACGTCCACTGGGTATCTTTTTCATGCTTGCCGGCGGTATTTCAACAAGAACTCGGCCAGCACCGAATAACGGCATTAATTCACTACCCGGCTTAAGCAGCACAATTCCAAGATGGCGTGCAATATCCACGTTAAGCAAAGCTCGCATCAGTCCCTCCACATCTTCTGTATGTAGGTCCTGTCAATCCGTGGCGGCTTCTTCGATTCCGGCAACAGCACGCGGATCTCCCACGATGCAAAGTCTCTGGACAAGCTTTTCTCAACCACACAGTTATTTTTACGGTATCGCTCCACCAGCTCTGTAGCCTCAGCCTCTGACAGTTGCTCGTGTAAAAACCAACTTTTCTTCATGGCTGATCACCGAACAGTCGCAAAAACTCAATCGCTCTTTCACGCGCGCCGGGTTCTTCAGCGATCATTTCCTGCAGCAGCTGCACGGCGAGCATAGGCTCCTTTCGCCCGACGATTGAAATTCCTCTGGAGACACGGCGAGAGAGTTTTATAAAATTTTTTCTCTCTAACGCACGCAGATGCAACAGGACAGCATTAGACGAGCTAACGCCCAGCATATCGGCCAGCTCATATAGCGTAGGTGGGTAGCCATGCTGATTGATGTAGGCCACCAGCAGATCGAAAACTTCCTGCTGTCGAAAAGTTAGTTTTGAAGACGAAAGCAAACCGGCGCTCGATGAAGGAGCACCAGTCTGATGGGATTTTGATACTTCGGGGGTTTGCGTCATGGTTTCTCTCCGCGACGCAGCAGGTATAGGTTGTTCAGGCCTATGACGGGAGTGTAACAGAGCCCGGAGGAATTTGGTAACCCCCTCCGGTCTTTGCTCTTTCAATCATCTGCGAAAACAGCGAGAGAGTCCCCACGATCTCATCGGGCTGCAGAGGCATAAACGAAACAGTATCACCGCGACGGTACATTAAAGCGCGCTCACATACGGGAAAAGAGGTGAGACGGGCAACAATTACCCCGTCATCGCATCTGATTACTACATAGCCGGTGTTCGGCATTTGTTGTTTTTTAGCCACAGCAAAATCCTCAAATAAACCAGGTCAGCCACTGGACCTCTACTCAATAGAACCAGTCGTTAGCACTTTCCCAGGTATCCTGAAGGATTTCCTCAACCTTATTTTCAACTTCCTTTTCGCCACCGTAAACACTTAGCCTATCCGAGCTTGCACGGCTTATAGCCAGACGGCATCCATCGCACTGATTCTGGAGTCGTTTAAATAACTCTTTTTCTAGTGCCAGGACCGAGCCCTTAGGAAGTTCTTTTGTGCGATCAATGGTTAATTCAACCTTCATAATTGCCTCCGCTGCTTTTACTGTATGTTTATACAGTACACTTCTGAGTGAGATTGATCAACGGCTTAACAGCACGAATTGTTAAAAACTTGATTGGATAATAATTTCACATCGAAAACACCAATTTACGATACGGTTTCTTTCGTGCGTGAAAATAACAAGAGGTGCTCCGATAAGAACCGTCGCGAGCGAAAAAGTGAAATTCAAATGCTGTATTTATATACAGTTCATATTCAGCCTAATGTGTACAAACGAGAAGGATTATCAAATAATAGTCACAAAGCGTTATAATTAGCATTGAATTATATTTACACCTAGATATCTATAACATATGGATTCTCGATAAAATCAATGCGTTCATTCATAAAAATTTTTTTTTGGCTATGAAAGCGCATTACTTGTAATGTATTATCAAGCAGTAATGTCTCAATTATCTACTAAGGAAATGAAATTGAACAACACTCCAGTTAATGCTTCGCCAGCGAAAAAGTTTTTTGTGGATATGCTGACACGAGATATAGAACTTACAGATGCAATACTTGATCTTGTTGATAACTGTCTTGACGGCGCAATGAGATCAATATCAACCAATCCCGATAAAAACTATAACGGGTTCTACACAAATTTGATAATGGACAAGGATAAATTCATTATCGAGGATAACTGTGGCGGGATATCTGCTGAACGTGCGGAAAATGAGGCATTCCGATTAGGTAACACAAATTTTGGTAAAGAAAGAACAGTACCCACCATAGGTGTATATGGTATTGGTATGAAAAGGGCAATGTTTAAAATGGGTTCTCACTCCATTGTTTCGACAAAAACAGACGAAGATGAATATGAAGTCGAGATTCGCCCAGAATGGTTAATCGATGATAGTGATTGGTACTTGCCATTAACACACAAAGCCACCGGATTAAATCATAATGGCACTAGAATTGAAATAACCCAGATAAGAGATGGTATATCTAGACTATTAGGAGATAAAATTGTTTTCCAATCAGATCTAATGAATGTCATATCCAATCATTTCGCAATAGTTATAAACAAAGGTTTTAAAATTAGTTTAAACGGCCAAGTGATTAAACCAAGCCTCACAACTCTTCTTTATGATGAAAATGCTTTTAAAAATGGGGATGGAATAACTCCTTATGTTTACACTAATGAACAAAATGGAGTTAGTATAGAGTTATCTGTCGGGTTCTATAGAGATCTTACAACAGATGATGAAGATGTAGAGTATTTAGAATCTAAAACTTCTAGCGAAAAGGCTGGTTGGACGGTTATTTGTAATGACCGCGTTGTCATCTATTCTGATAAAACAAGATTAACAGGGTGGGGAGAAGCGGGAGTACCTGCATATCACACCCAATTTATTGGCATTGCAGGCGTAGTAAAATTCACTTCAAATGATGCCAGTTTACTACCCGTAACCACTACAAAACGCGGAATTGATGGCAATTCAGATCTTTACCTAGCCGTAAAAGATTATATGCGTGAAGGTCTTAAAACCTTCATTAACTTTACTAATAAATGGAAATCCTACGGTAACAGTAATAACACTATAAAATCGATGAGTAATAAGTCGCTCCCTGCGACTTCAAGCGAACTTATTAATATGATTCCTAAAAAACAACTCAAAGCGAATCCTAAGCCATTTGGAGGAAAAATATACAAACCCACACTTCCATTGCCAAAAGTTATTAACAAAACCAAACTCATAAAATATAGCGTTGAAATTGACGAGTTTAACCAAGTGGCAGAATATCTATTCGATGATGTTAATGTACCAGCTGTTGACGTTGGGCGAAAAACATTTGATAAAATGCTAAAAGAGGCTTTAGAAAATGAGTAATGGAAACAGCATACCTTACCATCTTAGGCATAATAAAGCCGTTGACCGGAATCTGTTCATCGATCTATTAGGAAAGGTAAACAATTGTAAAAATATATCTGACTATGTATACGCTGGTTTTGGAGGACCTTTTCTTGAGGATTTCAAAGTAATGCATAGCGTACTAAAAATAAAAAAAATGATTTCTCTTGAGATTGTTGAAAATACACATAAGCGTCAGAAATTTAATATGCCGAATTCTTGTATAGATATCGGGAAAGAGCCACAAACAAGTCAAAATTTCCTTACAAATTATAACTTTAAAAAAAGAACTCGGCATGTAGTATGGCTCGATTACACTTTGCCTTCTATGTTGAACGACCAATTAGGCGAAATTGAACTACTCTGCAACAAACTTAATGCCTACGACATATTAAAAGTTACTGTTAACGCTCACGCTGAAACGCTTGGTCGCGATCCCAACGCACCTTACTCTGCAACTCCCCAAGACTATCGTGCATCAAATTTAAGTTCCATATTAGATAGATATGCACCTTATCCAATAACTCCAGATCATACGAATTCAAAAAGGTATCCAACAACATTACTTCACGCAATTCGTAAAGCAGTTAATATGGGATTATCCACTAGGTCTGATATATTTATGCAACCATTATCATCTTTTATTTATGCTGATGGCCAAACAATGCTCACAGCTACTGGAATTTTGTTAGAAAATGATGAATCAAAAATCAATCGTTTCTTTAAAAGGTCTCGCTTAGAACATTGGCCATTTATCGATAAAACGTGGGATAAGCCGAGAAATATAAGTATTCCTACGATGTCTTTAAAAGAGCGGTTTGAAATTGAATCGAAACTTCCAAATAGCACCCCTGAAGAAATTATTGAGTCAATGGGATTCTATCTCTCTGAGACAGAACCCAAAACAATTAATCAATTAAAAACCTTTATTGAGTATCAAAGAGCAATACCTTGGTTTTCTAAGGTGCAATTCTGACTAAACATTTTGCACAGATCAGCTAATGGTAACAGCATTGCTTCAGCAACTATAGGGCAAACGCTGTTACCAATTTGTCTGAAACTATGCCATTTTGTTGGGTGAAATTTGAACCAATCAGGGAAGCCTTGAAGCCGAGCAGCTTCCCTTGGGCTAATAACACGTGGTTGATATGGATGAATAGGTCTAACTGCTTGAAAACTGCCTTTTTCCTTCCCTGTACCAGCCCTTAATGTTGGACAAAATCCATTAGGATCTAAACGTTTAGATTTAGATATACGATCAGTCTCTCCAAATTGTAAATTGTTATAACGCTTCTGAACTTCATGGCTATGTAGAGTGCCCAAAAATCCAGAAACTTTTCCCTGTTTCAATTTATACAGCGTTTCTTTATCCCCAACCCCAGAAGGTATCTCACCCCACAATTTATCGTAAAAAGAGCCTTTAAAATGGCGTTCTACTTTATGCCAAGCCTCAGCATCAGTCTGCCAACTTGGTTCTACCATAAAATTAATGCCTGCTAAGGCATCACCGACTGTAATCATACGCTCACCTTTTTTCGGGGTGAATTGTTTAATATCCAGTAGGTCTTTACCAAGTGTCTTTTTATAGCCAATAAAAAATATACGAGTTCTTGTTGTTGGTGCACCATAATCTGAAGCTTTCACTTTCAAAGGTGGCAAAATATAATAATCATCTTTAATTAAAGATAATGCTTTATTTCTAATTGGATCATATTTCTCATTCATAATACCTGGCACATTTTCGGCCAAAAAGCATAATGGTCGTATTTCGCTAATGATTCTAAAGAAATGAAAATATAATTCATTTCTTACGTCATCAACATTTCCTTTACCAATGCTACTAAAACCTTGACAAGGTGGACCACCAATTAAACAATCAAGTGATTCCAAATTAATACTTTTTAGTAATTCCTTTCCATCAATGGAAGATACATCTTCCATAAAATGTCGTGAATTTGGGAAGTTAACATGATGCGTTTCAATAGCATGCGAATCAATCTCAACAGCGGCGGAAACGTCAAACCCTGCTCTAGCAGCGCCTAAGCTAAGCCCACCAACTCCCGCGAATAAATCTATTACTTTCATATAATTAAGCATACCCATTTTTATCTTTATGTTAGTATAACATGCTTCTATCTGCTCTTTTTGGGTTAATGTTTTGGTCATTGGCCAGTATGCGATCAGTTGGTTAAATCTACCGCTTGCGGCGTTTGTACTCTTCCATCAGAAGCTGTGCTGGTGTCGGCCCTGCCGGATGTCGCGGCGCTTCAAGCTGTCGGCGAATCGGGGGAATCGAAAACCCGTTAGCCAGGTGTTTGGTCCATTTCGTGAGTAAGTTTTCTGCCAGTTTTTTCAGCTCCCCCTCAGTCAGGTTCCTCTCAACTCCGGTTCTGCGCATTTCAATGCAAATGTGATACAGAACATCCTGTTTCCATGGGTATTTGTCGCTGCCCGAGTATCGGTAAGACTCATTCCTCCAGCGCTTGTATTCCGCCATTACAGCTTCGGATGTCAGATTGAACGGGTTAGCACCGCTGGCAGACACCAGCGCAACGAACTCAGCAAGATCCGGCGGCCATGTGCTGCCTGCGGCGCAACGTTCCATGCACTGCCGGCAAACAAGCGTAATCTGGGCTTCACTCATCGACCCAATCTGAGCGATCCAGAGTTCTGATGGTTCCTCTCCGTTCTTCAGAATCCATCGGTTCGAAAAGATTTCGCCCATCACTTCCCATAGGTGCCACGACGTTTCTACGGCCTTCTGATCCTGCAACTCGCAACCGTTGCTTACGGGCGGCTCGAATCTGTTGAACAGCTCTGGATGCTGCTGGCTCTGCTCGTACTCCCACATGATCGTTACCCCCATTCACTGGTTTTTTCTGGCGGACTTCCGCACGGTTAAGATGTCTTGCTAGTTTTTGCTCCCACTGCACCTGGTGAAACGCCCTGCCTTCAGCCTGCCAGTACGCGATGAAACTGCTCAACTCGGCAGCAAGATTTATCCCCGGTCTTAATGGCATTCCCCAAATCGTTGCCAGTCGGGGAAAATCCTCGGAAGGTTTCCACCCGAAATACATCGCAAATTTTCCGAATGCTTGTGTTTCGCCAGGAACTATTCCCGGTTGATTCGGATAGTCAGGCATAACTGGTTCGACCAGAACCCTATGTGTGGGGGTTATATCTTTTGGTTCCTCTGGTAGATTCCGGATCCCGTTTTTGGGATCGTTTGACGGAAAAAACGGGATCGTTTGGTTGTTTTGCGTACAGGAAACAGTCCCGTTTTCGGGTGCGTTTAAACGATCCCGTTTTTGGTAATGTTCCCGTTTTTGGGTGTGTTCAATTTCGGCAACGCTTTCTTCCACACCAAGAAGCCTGTAAACCGGGATTTGTTTAGTCTTTCCACGCCGTTCACCTGTATCTTCAATAAGCCCGATCGAAACCAGATACTGCAGGCTCGACTGGACCGTTTTCTTATCCAACTCAGTTGCTTCTGCCAGCGCAGGAATGGATGGAAAAGCACAGAGATCAGCTCCGCACATGTCGGCCATCCAAGTCAGAACAGCTTTTGCAGAGGACTTCCCTGTCTTGACTTTTTTGGCCCATCGCATTGCGTCAATGCTCATGAAGCCCCCCTATTTTCTGTACGGTACTCATTGTCAAAACTCGATTAAAAAAACTGTGGCGCTACGGCGCTTATGCTCGCCAGTAGTGGTCCCGCCGCATCTGCAGGAAGCATGTTAAAAAGTGCAATTGCTGCCTCCCGAATTTCACGCTCTAACTTTTGTAACGGAGCGCCAAGCAATTTTGCCTGGTGCGCTTCGCTACACTCTTTGATTGCATGAGCCACCAGCTCGCTTTCAGTCAATCCACGTTTCAATTTGTGTTTGCGCGCAATCTCAATAGGCATCGCATCAGCGATCGCTCCTGAAAGCTGCATGACGTAACTGGTGTACTTCTCTGATCCAGATTCGTTTTTCAGGTAGCGGTACAGATTTTGTTTATTAACGCTGATGCCACGACCGTTTTGTTTCTCCCACTGTTCGGCCACCTGCTGTGCGACGTGCTCCTGCGCGCGACCAGGTAACGAAGATTCCCATTCCTGAACAGCGGCAAAAATAGCCCTACACTTCTGGCGATCGCGGCGCGTCAGCGAATAGTGATTTTTGGTTTTCAGTTGCACCGCCATGTCTTGGGTATAATTTTCAAAAGAGATGGTTTGCATTTTTATTTCTCCCTAGGATTTGAGGGTTCTGGAGGGAATACATCATCAAGCGAACAACTAACCCCTAACGTATTAAGTGCGGCCACGATATGACGAGAATCAGCCAGGCTTGGAACGCGTAAGGATTTTTCATAGTTGGCTAACCGAGGTTGGTTCCAACCAGCCGCCTTAGCCAAGGCTTGCTGCGAAATGTTGGCTTTTTTCCGTAGATGCGAAATGTAGTTCATACAGTTCTCCTGTTGTGTAAAACGATGTTCACATATCGTGAAATTTATGTCAATACAAAACGTGAATCACCAATATTCACTCTTCGTGATAAAGTGAGGGTATGAAGACACTTGCTGAAGAAATCGGTGAGCGCATCAAGGCGCTAAGAACTGAGAAAGGAATGAGCCAAGGGCAGCTTGCGAAATTATGTGGCTGGTCTGGGGCGTCGCGTGTCGCCAATTATGAATATGGCAATCGAAACGTTGGTGTAGATGATGCATTGTCCTTAGCGAAAGCATTAGGCACCACGCCCGTTATGATTTTATTTGGCGAACAAAGTGATCCATCGAACTGGTTAACAGACAAACAAAAAAGGGTTCTTTCCCTATTCAATCAATTGCCTGAAGCTGAACAGGAACGCATGATTGATACCTTTGAGCTTAGACTTAAAGAAATTGATGAGTATGTAGAAAAATACCTACGCGGAAGATACAACCCCACCTAACTCAATCAAAAAATAAGCATTGCATAACCGGCCTTGAGCCGGTTTTTTTGTACCCTTACCAATAAATTACACAAAATGAGTAATTTTGATTTCACATTTTGTATTGACAACAATTTCACGACATGTGAAACTTCAAAACACACAAAGCAGTATGGGTCATCGAGGCAGGAAGCCCACGAAGTAGCTGCCGGCGGCATACGAAACACCGGATGAGATGACGACAAGAAGAATTCGCAGCAGGTTTAAACGTTCCGCCGGCCGGCGTTACAGGCATGAGATAGGACATCACTATGAGAATAGATATATCCAAGATAGGGAAAATTTACTTTTTACTCGTCTCCCCAATCAAACTCTCTGTCGCGCAGGATTTGGAGGCCCGATTCGGAGACCGCGTAATCATTGCAGCTTTTGGTACTGATATCACGTCCATGGGCCTGGCACCAGGTGATGAAATCGTAAGTGCTGGCTACCACCTTCACAGCCTGGATACCGCTGTTTTCGTAGCGCTCCACCATGCTATCGGTGCGGATACGCCAGTCGTGGTAGTCAAAGGGAAGGACGTAAGCATCTAAAAGGATTTTTTGGAATTCTTCGTAGTGAGCGGGATTTTCGTACCAGAAGACAGGTATAGGGCTACGAGACATTTTGCTCTCTTTTATTTGGCTGTGTGAGAGCGCCAAGAATACCACCGAGCCTGAAGTGGTGAAAAGACAGGCATGACGACTATCAGGCTTTTCAATGCGGTGAATGCGGCTATGCGCACGCGACACAGTTAAAAAAGTAAACATGGCGGTTATTCACACGTTGTGGGGAAAAAGTTGTCGGCGGTAGTTGTTAACTGGCTGCCGTCACCGGGAGGCACCCGGCGCCGCATTGCAAAACCACATCCTAATACTGAGTTAACTGGAGATAACTATGAAGGATTTTGCCCGAGTACCTACCGGGAACCAGGCGACCCGCCTGAACTGGTTCGAGGTGAGACTACGCCAGCTGTGTTACTTGCTGGCGCAGAAAGGAAACCCTGAGGCTGAGGCATGAATACCCTGTTTGCCCTTGTCATCAGCCTTTGTGCTCTCACTGGTGAATGCTCTGATGTTCTGGTCGGTGTTTATCCATCAGAGGCCAGTTGCAACAGCAACGCCGATGAACAAAAAGTACAGGGCCAGTGCCTCCCCTACCGAAATGCACAAAACATGGCTGACGACCAACAGCCTGCAGTGAGTTTTTGAATCGAGTTTTGACCAATGGCCGTTACGGCCGGAGAAGTGATTATGGAATTTGGAATGAAACGCGTTCTGGCATCTGTCCAGGCCGCCGCCACTTTGAATAAGCTCTATGACGGCTCGCCCGTTTCACTGACGGCCATCAGTAAAGAGTCAAAGCTGTCTACTTCATACCTTGAGCAGATCTTCAAAAAGCTGCGGGCGGGTAACCTGGTTATTTCACAGCGTGGCCCAGGTGGTGGTTATAGCCCCCGCGGCGATGACATCACCGTTACAGAAGTGATCACTGCGGTATCTAAACTGCCAGCCCATAAAACTTTTGAGCCTATCCTGCGAGCGCTTGACGACGTTCGCGTATCACAGCTGCTGCGGGGCGATTCGCCAGCCCCATAAAGCACAAAACCCGCGCAAGGCGGGTTAAGTACCCGGTCAGCCGACCAAAGCTTTCCGGAATCGAGTTTTGACCAATGACCACCACCAGGGCGGCTGCCATCAGCTGCCGGGTATCTTACAATCCAAAGGAGCCCAAAAGCAATGAACAACTACCCGTATCTCATTAAAGCTAAGGCAAAAGCAAACGAAGCGAAAAGCCTCTTCTGCTGGTTCTCTGCTAAATCCGATTCTCGCGCCGAGCGCAAAATCCTGGACATCCTGGAAGACGCTGAAATTAACGTTGGCCGCGGCGCCAGCCATCAGCTGCCGATCCGCACCAACTGGCTCATCGTTGATGACTTACCGGAAGAAGGTGTACTGGATGACACCTGGTGCGATCGCTACGAGCTTGGTGGTGAAGACGGGCTGACATGGCAAAAAATCGTTGTGCCGGCGGCTGCTGAACCACAGCCCTCCAGTAAACCAGAAAACGATATCTCTCCTGCAAATAGTGATGAAGAAGACTATTCGAACAATGAAGAAGCACTCTTCAACCTGGCGGAAATGTCATTCCGCACGCAGCTGCTTGCCCAGTATATGGCCGACGAGCGTCACGTGTATCACATTAGCATTCCTCATCGTAACCGCCTTTCAGCGATGGAAATGGATACGGATAATCACGGTGTGCAGAATCTGCTGCTGACGGCAGAAAATATTCCGGAGCTTAAAAAATATGATATGCCTGGCCTGTGGAAATTTACCAGTGCATTTAAGAGCGTATTTCCTGTGGGGAAACGCCATGAGCTCGGCAAGCAAATTCAGTTCGCCAAATTGTGGCTTGAAACGTCACACATTGACCGCGGGATCCTTACAAAGGAATGGGCTGCTGGAAACTATATCATCTCAATAAACAAAACCGATACCGGCGCCAATGCTGGTGGCGGTAACAAAACTGACCGCAATCCGGATTATCAGCATTCGCTGGATACTCTGGATATAGAGATCGCCCTTGCGACGATGCCTATGGATTTTGATATCTATAATTTTCCGGCATCAGTCCACCGCCGCGCGAAGGAAATAGTACAGAAGAAAGAAAGTCCATTTAAAGAATGGTCTGCAGCATTACGGAGCACACCAGGCATCCTTGATTATTCCCGTGCAGCGATTTTTGCACTGATCAGGGAAGCATCCAGTGGAATAACTCCTTTTCCAGATCGGTTGCGAGGCTACATCAACGCGAATCTGACTGAACATAAGCATGATACCCCGAGCGCTGAAACGCTTGCTAAGGCGGGACATATTCCATCTGCTGCAGTCACTCTGGATGCAATAAACCAAGCAATCGCCGGAGAGGATAACAGCGCAAAACTGGAAACACTCTCCTCCGACTTTAAAGCAGTTGGTACCGAACTGGTAAAAGAGGCTCAAAAGCAACGTCCAGACGCTAATCAGGTTCTGGCCGCCGAGCGCGGCGAATATGTTGAAGGGATTAGCGACCCTACTGATCCGAAGTGGACAACCGAAGACCTTACCATGACTAGGAAGCCTGAAGTTTCAAAAATTGGGGACGGAGTATTTTCCATTGAAGGTCTTGTTGACGTTACGGGCAAGGTTAACCAAAAAGAAAAAACAGATGAAGTTATTCATCAAACGGATGCTGTAGATATTAAACCCGGTCATCATAATAAGGAGGAAGATCAGCCAATTGATTATGTTCACGTTATGGTTGATCTGGAAACCATGGGTAAAAAACATAACGCCCCTATCGTCGCTATTGGTGCGGTTGTTTTCGACCCGGCAACCGGCTCTATTGGAGAAAGTTTCTATAAAGTCGTATGCCTTGAATCCTCTGTGAACTGGGGCGCCGTAATCGATCCATCTACTGTTATCTGGTGGCTGAAGCAGTCCTCCGAAGCACGCTCTGCGATCGTAAATGATGATGCTATCCCGTTGCAGGATGCATTACTCCAGTTCAGAGAATTTGTTTCTGATAATGTCACTGGTGGGAGCAAAAAGGCGCAGGTATGGGGTAACGGTGCGTCATTCGACAACTCTATTCTGCGTTCTTCTTACGATTGCATTGCTGAAGATTATCCGTGGGAATACTGGAACGATCGGGACGTACGAACAATGGTAGAGCTCGGCCAGGCCATTAGCTTCGACCCCAAAACAACGATCCCGTTTGAAGGGTCTCGTCACAATGCCCTCGCTGATGCTATTCATCAGGCCCGCTATGTATCAGCGATCTGGCAGCGAATAATTGCCGGCAATCAGGTACTGCAAAAATTGATGCAAAACTGATTTTTTATTTTCAGATACTGGCCCAGCAATGGGCCATAATGAGGTAAAACATATGCTCCAGATGTTAACCCTTGAAGAGTGGGCAAACGAGAAATACAGAAGCAATCCTCCAAGTGTTTCCACTCTCAGGAATTATGCTAAACAGAATATGTTTTCTCCCCCAGCCAAAAAAGAAGGTCGATTCTGGCGCGTCAGGGAGGATGCTGAGTTGGTCGGTACATTGACCACTCCTGTAGTAAAGAAAAGCGACCCTGTTCTTTTGCAGAGGATTTTGAACGATGGCTGCCAGACCACGTAAAAATAATATATCTATTCCAAATTTATACCCGCTCTTCAGCAGGAAGGTTAATAAAGTATACTGGCGTTATAAGCACCCGATAACCGGTAAGTTTCATAGTCTAGGAACAGATGAAGCAGAGGCCACGGCAATAGCTATTGAAGCAAATAAAAGACTGGCGGAACAACAAACCCGCCAGATAATGGCAATCACTGACAGAATTTCCACCAGCTCAGGAAAATCAATATCAACTAACACTTGGCTTGAACGTTACTGGAAGATTCAGCAGGAAAGATTAAAGTCCGGAGATATTAAAGAAAACACTATCAAACAAAAAGCAAAACCAGTATCTCTGCTTAAGGAACGAGTAGGAATGAAATTAATATCCGCTGTCAATGTTCGAGATGTTGCGCAAATTCTTGATGAATATTTAGCGGAGGGACAACCCAGAATGGCTCAGGTCATTCGCTCTGTCCTAATAGATGTTTTTAAAGAAGCTCAGCATGCGGGAGAAGTACCTCCTGGTTATAACCCTGCACTAGCAACTAAACAACCTCGTAGAAAGATCACTCGCCAGCGCCTCACTCTTGAGGAATGGCAAAAGATTTTTGATATAGCCGATGAAAATCACAAATACATGGGGAACGCCATGCTTTTAGCCATAGTAACAGGACAGCGACTAGGTGATATATCCCGTATGAAATTCTCGGACATCTGGGACGATCATCTACACGTTGAGCAAGAGAAAACCGGAAGCAAAATCGCTATACCATTAGCTCTGCGTTGCAACGCAATCAACTGGAGCCTACGAGATGTAATCAGTCGTTGCCGGGATTATGCAGTAAGCCCTTATTTGGTTCATTTCTTTAGAACCACCTCACAGGCTGAGCGAGGAGCACAGGTGAAACCCAGAACACTGACCATGAACTTCAGCAAGGCAAGGGACAGTGCCAATATTGACTGGGGACAAGGTACACCGGCAACTTTCCATGAACAAAGATCGCTTTCCGAGCGGTTATATAAAGCCCAGGGTATAAACACGAAAGATTTACTTGGACACAAAACTCAACAACAAACGGATAGGTACCATGATGATCGAGGTAAGGGGTGGACAAAGGTGGCCTTATGAGGTTTTTCGGGAGGGATTTTGATAACTTGTTTTGATAAAATTTTGATAACCGTTCGAAAACTAATAATAAAAACGGGAACCACTAGGTTCCCGTTCTGACATAATCTGAGGGGCAGATTACATGTTCGCGATAATTGCGTCGCCAAACTCGCTACATTTCAGCAGTTTAGCGCCTTCCATCAGACGTTCAAAGTCATAGGTCACGGTCTTAGCGGCGATAGCGCCTTCCATGCCTTTGACGATCAGGTCTGCGGCTTCGAACCACTGCATGTGGCGCAGCAATATCTACTACCAAAACAGCTAACATATTGTTTTTATTATTTATTCTATCAGTTTAAAGGAAATTTTTTACCTTAAGCATCCATTTTCAACCCATTGATTTAGCTTATGTAATTCTTCATTTTGGGGAAAGTATAGCTATCAATATTCATGCTCACGGATCTATGTCTCACAACACCGGACAATCATCATCATCCTCCCCTGTCCGATTGATAATGAATGTCACTACCCCGACAACTGTAACATCATCCAGTGCCTCACCTTCCAGCGCCTCACCGTCTCGTGTAATAAATGCCCGGCCCATAATTTTTGCAAAGTCAGTGCCGCCGCCGTATTGAATTAAAACGGTATCTCCTTGCTTTGGTTTAACGGAGACATCGACTACGGTGTAACCAGTTTCTGTCTGAACGAGCCTAGTATTTGGGCCGGTACCGCAGAGTTTATCGACGGTCAGTCGTACTTCTACATAGTCTGCTGCTGGCGACGGAAATCCCACGTTATAGCCCTCCGTTCGGGTTGTATAACTGGAACGTGCGCTCATCGCCTTCCTGCGTTGAGACATCCCGGAATGTCGTCACATAGTGCTCTATCCACTGGTTAGCCTGGCGCGGTGACCATATCCAGTTAACTTTTGCGAGTTCACGGATAAACCTGGACGTTGTCACAGTGCGACGGCCATTTGGCTCAATCACTATCGCCTGACGCCAGGCTATTTCGATATCTGATTTTCGCGGCATAGTTCCACTCCTGGAAAGTACTGTTTTTATATACAGTAGTTTCATTGGCAGATCTAATCAATACAGGTTCCAGCTATCAATCAGGCGCACCGACGCAACATAATGTTTATTGAAAAGGTGTCAGCTACCTGCAGATCGTTTTCACACCCTCCCATATTACAAAGGTCACCAATGCACAACCGCCTCTCGATTTTACGCTCCATCTCCTGTGCTGATGCTTACATACGGCTAGGACATAGCTGAAGCTGGGTTTTAACCATTTATTTCTTCAGGGTTGCGTGACAAATGAATTTTTAAGGTATAAATTCCACTATAGAAGAAACAATACACATTATATCATGAGTTGTTTATATGCACCGTGATTTAATATTGGTATATCTACGTCAATTTATTTTAGGATAAAAAATGTATTTAGTTAAAAGTTGCAATAAAAAGCACCATCCCAACACATCAGGAACAATAAGAATTGGTTCTTTAACCGAGTATAGACATTTAGAAAACAAGCAGGTTGAAGACAGAGAGGAGGGTTTTTATAGAATAAATTTCGACCTTAAAGATAAATGGATAAGTATCGACTTATTCAACCATTTGAACAACTCACACCTCAGCTATTTTCGCGGATATGTTAAATCCCTTTCAATGAAGGGGAATGATGGAGCGAGTGTTCTTGTTGATTACCAAGCTAATTACGAGTGGGTAAACTTAAATAGATTTATATTTTGCATAACTAAAGTAGAACGAGTTGAAGACGCACAAGATATATTTAGTGGTTACGATGATAACTGGTCAGTTGATTATAAAAAAATAGCATGGATGAAAAAAGCAATGGAAAAAAACGTTTTACAAAAGGTTAAGGAGCTAATTTCTTCAGGGGAGATGATTTTTGGTAGTGGTTATAATGATCCAAGCAAGATAACAGTACGTTCTTATACTCAAGATATAATTTATCAAACGAGAGACTTGTATTTAGGAAATAAAGACATAGATGCCATGTCTGAAACGTTGATATCATTATTTGAAAATGTAAAATTTATCAAGCCTGTTGAGTTTAAAAAAGAAAAAGAAGTAAGGTTTGTTTTTGATTTTTTTTATGACGGTAATATCGTGTTCCCTCAAGTTAATAGTCTAATTGTGCCTGCCGCTGGGATTACAGAGTTATTTTGATTGTAGCGAATGATACCACCACATAATACTTAAAAACTAATGCTTTGTTAAATATGCAACCGCTTGCCTACCGACCCTTGAGAAAGTTAGGCGGCAAGCGAATATAATCCTGACAATGTAATAATCATATTAAGTTACATCAATCAGTTTTCACGATAGATGTAACGTCATGATATCAAGTCAGCCACTGAACGCAATGCAGATTAAGCTTATGATCACTGTGAAATCGCCTTCACCTGCTCTTCGGTGGCGTACCCAAAGTTGCGAATTCGCCCGACCATTCCGTCAGTGTCTGCGCCGGTGGCGCTGTAACCAGCGGTATAGCGGGTGCCGATAGGGATACGTACGTGACATCGTGCCTGGGATTTTGCCAGACGCATTAACGGCGCTTGTGCTCGCCAGAACGCCTTTGCTGTAGTTTTTTCCGCGACCAGCTGCCGGGTTGCCCTCATATCCAGCATTCTGCAGCATCGTTCCACTACTTCTTTGGTTACAACCTGGCGGCGGCCGCCGATTCTCCCGTGCTCCCTCGCTGCGTCTTGATCAACTCTAATTTTTGCGTAAGCACATAGAATGTATGTTTGTTTTAGCTTGTTTATGTCTATAATTATCAGATTTAGTAAAATGATGTGCTTTATTAGATATATTTATATTATTGCAACAATGTTCATAGGTGAGTATATGGAAAATCATATTTTAATGTTCCCAGATATGTTTATAAACTCGACAAGCGAAAGCATCCACATATCCAATGCAGGATTAGATTATAGAAAACTGCTAATAAATGCGTTATATTGGGATAAAATAATAACAACAAACAATAATATTATTTATATATCATACGATGGTGCTCCTGGAGTTTCATTGCTAAAAAAAGAAGGTATCCTAATAGAGGTAAAATTTAACATTATCAATGGAACAATAAGCACAATATACGATGCAAATATGAAATTCTTGATTGACTCTCTCGCAAGAAAAGACATAAATTTCATTGCAAGCGATGCCAGCAAGGTATTAATAAACAACAAAATTGAAGTCAGTGAATACGGTGGTGAATTGCTAACCTTAGTGAATGCAATCCCAGAGCCAGACGAAAGCGTTAATATCAATGATGTTCTTGAATTCAGGCTGAAACGAAAAGACAATCTAAAAAACCTCATGGATACCCTAAACACATTAAACATAAAGGTTATGAAAGCTGAAAACAAAGATCATGAATTAAAAACAGTTATAAATGAAATAGACATAGCATGCGCTGAGATTATAAGACTATACAAAGAAAGAGGGATTAAATTCAACTTATCAGAAGTTAAACTCAATTTTAATCTCCCGGAGATTGCTACTAAAGCCGGCGCTGCTTATGTTGGCGCAAAAGGAATTGGACTTTCTGAAACATCTGCCGTTCTGGCTTCGACAGTATTTGGAATAAATACATTTATCACATTTACCTCTGCAATATCACTTAGAAAAATTGATAAGGCAAATCCTTTCAACTACGTTGGTGAAATGAGTAAAAAACTTAACTAGTATTTATTTTAATGGATGGGAGAGAATCTATTATCGCAACAGCCAGAAATCCCCATCCAATACCAAATAAATGGGTCAACATTGCTACTGTTATCATTTTAGTAAATAATAATAGGGACCATTTCGATTTTTTAAAGCTAATCCTCATAAACATCTTCTGTCACCACGGGAAAGAGGAAAGCAATGCGCCGTATGGCGCATTAATTTCAAGGCTTGTAATATACCGGACGGACACCAGAGTTAGCCTGGCCAACAGACGTGCGCCCACGGTTAGCGAGAAGCGCATTGACGCCGCCGCCTGTACCGTTCGAATATGCACCGCCTCGCAGTGTCATCACCTCGCCTCCTTTTGAGTACGACAGCGAATCATCGGAAACCAGACCCGCCAGCGGGAACAACATTAGTTTGCGCAACATCCGGAGCGCCGTATCCGATACCGGCGTTGTTCCGGGGTTCCTGGCACTGGTGAACAATGTGTTCTCACCGTAAATCAATGTGTAATCTCCTGTCCCCGATGTGTCGATTCGAACAGAGTTGGCCGTTGTCGGTACCCAGGAATCCGTCCCTGCCGTGCCCGTTCCTGTTGGCGTCAACAGTGAACCATCAACACCGCTTACCGCCTTCCACGCAGTTGACGACAGGGAATGGTCAGTAGAGCCCATCGCCGCATTGTTATTCGTCATAATCTGCAGCTCACCACCACAGAATCGGACTCCCGTCACCTGCTCCCAAACGTTGCCGGCTAAATCTGCAATGCCTGCATAGTCACGGTTGTGCCGCCAGCTGACAGGACCAGAACCTGTTAGCGTAAGGCCGGTCCCTGACTCTGCCCCGGCCGTCATGCCATCAATCCGCCGCCCCTTTTCACTGATATTGTCAGATGACAGCCCCCATTTTGTATTGCCGCGCGGGGAATGGCCCCGGGAATAGCATAGTAATGCGATTGCAGCCCACTCAGCGTTAGTCATGGCGTGCCAGCCCGGGCCGCACGCCAGTGACCGGGCGATACCGTCATTGTATGAAACCGATACAGCCGGGGCGCGGCCCGGCAGAGACAGCAACTGACCATTTACAATGCTCCCTGGATATGTCCCAACGAATATCTGATCAACCTCGACGCCATTCACAATAAATGCCGGATGCGTTCCCGAACCCAGCGATGCATCAATCGTGCTGACGTCAAATTTGGGAATAATATTCACAAACGACGGGTCACCGGCGCTGGTATAAAGTACAGTCTGCGCACCGCCGGAGGCAGCTTCAACGGCGCGACGTAATGAATCCTGAATTAATATAGTCATTTTTTTATTCCACAATATTAGAGGTTGTGACGTACGGGGCCGCTGAGCTGCTGATGTTCAGCGCACCTTTTGTTTTCGCACGGGTATCCAGTTTCATATAACGATTGACGCGGATATTCCTCCCCTCCAGCGTTATATCGATACTGTAATTTTTCGACGCACACTCAATGATGTTATTAATGCTGATATTGCTGACATTACCTGCCTTATAGCGGGAAGCATCCCCAAACCCTGCATACGATTTCAGAATCGCATTAACTTCATCCCAGCCACGGCCCGGAGTCATATAGTTGACGCTGCTGATACCGCTGATTGTCACGTTGTAGATTTTAAACTGCGTGGTCAGAATGGTGCTGACCTGCTCGTTACCGGTTAACCCGATATTCGTAGCAGTGATATCGTGAATATCGTTGCTGGTTCCCACAGCCTCATTCCCCGCCCACCCGTACCAGAAAGGACAGGTTGGATAAATCCACTGGCGAATTGAGCCTGGTGTCGGGATTTTGTCAGGACCGTAAACCAGAGAGTCATCACTATTGACCATCGCTAAGCAGTCGTCGCGCGCATAGCCGAAAATCTGACGGACGCGCATGTGGCTGGCACCGTTGGTGAAGTGGATGCCGTCGCCGTTTTTGTTCGGCTGCCACAGGTCAATATCATGGATGTACCCATTCTTGGCACCATAACCGAAATCGGTTCCCCAGTTTTTTACGTTCTGGAGTTTAAAGCCGCCAATTTCAAAATTCTGCGTACCGTAATAAATCAGCCCTGTACCTCGCCATCCGTATTCATCACCAATCCAGTAGCGAGGCCCGGCACCTGCCGGAATATCGGCGTAATACGCCACGTCAGCGCCACTGAGTTTCGGATAGCCTGTGCCAATTAAGCGGACGTTGTCCGTTATTTCCAGGTCCAGACACAGACCAAACGGATCGGCTGGGTTGACAATAACCCCTGCCGCACGAAACAGGTTGTCATGCACGCCGTCCTGCAATTTAATTTCAACGCCATCCAGTACAACCCATACGTTACTGCGGTGGATGACGGCTTCGGAGATGATGAACTGCTTTTTCACATAGTCAGATGAAATTATCAGCAATCCGCCGCCCGCGTCATGCACCCAGTCCATCGCGTTCTGGATCCACTCAATGTCCGTAGCGCCGCTGAAATCCTGCAGCCAGTATTCGTTCGGATAATCAAGCCCAAGACGCTCGCGCTCCGAAGACAGAAGTTTATGCAACTCGTCTTTATAGACATAATTGTAATAAACGATTGAGACAGCAGACCAGTCCGGCGTTCTGTCGGTGATTATCTGCTGCGCCCAGTACGCGGCATTTTCAGGGATGACCACATAACCCGAACTGGAGAAAACCGGGCGATACGCAATAAGCGCCTTATTTGCATCGTAGAAAACCACGTTATACAGGCTACTGCTCTGCCCTGGAGCCGAGGCTACAGGCAGGCCACTGAACAGGAGTCTTCCGCCAGTGCAGGAATACAGCCCGGTGGAGTAGTTAACGATACCGTCCTGCGTGATAGAACTCGCATTGATATTTCCGTTATCGAGACGGACAGGGATTAAATCGGATTTTGACAGTTTAAGAACAGCATCTGCAGCCCGGCCACGCAGACGGTGGTCAATCGTCAGTACCGCACCGGTGACATCAGCAGAGGGGGACGCGCCCTGGTCCAGCGTGTTCGCAACGACAAACCCGTCCTGAGCAATTTCACACTGGTAATGTCGTGCCTGATACGCCGCATACGACGCGCACATAATCCCCAGCGGGCCAACGTACGCCCCTGATGAATCGTACAGCGCAGCTGCGTGGCCTGCGGTTGCCGATGTGGTGTAAACAGTGAGGCGCACAACGTCACCCTTGCGAACCGGGATCATCCCGGTCCTGCGGTAGCGTGTATCGGTGCCAAACGACCCGTTACCAGCGTTGACTGTACCGGGCACGGAAAATGCCACATAACCATACTGTGATGCGCCGTCAGGAGTTACGATCTCAGCCGCCAGCGTGTTCAGCATTTCAGTGCAAATCTGGACTGATGAGACCAGCCTGGATAATCCGCTGGCATTTTGCTGGTTTCCCACTGACAGATTATTAATTGACTCAGCCAGCACGTTAAATCCGGTCATCAGATTCTGCACTGTATCGCTGCTTTCACTACCTGAACCAGAGCTTGTGCCGCCCTCCGCCATAACGTGCAGCGCCGTCATTAAACGCTGGACGGTATCTGACATGAGTTCAACTGCGGCCCAGGATGGCATCTTCCGTCCGGTAGCAGTCAGGGTGCCACCATTGTTGATGTACTCATCGGCCAGAGAGCTTCCGTCCTGACTGCGAACATAGGTGCTGCTGCCTTCTGGAATATTCGCGATATCCGCCTGTGCATCAGCAAGCGTCATATACTGCCTGCTGAGAGGTACGAGGTTTTGACGAATTTCATCGTTTTTCGCCATCATCTGGCGCCATGAATAAAGAGGGTCACCACCACGGTCGGGAACATCTGCGGCGGGACCATTAACCAGCTTATCCAAGCGCTCGGCGTTATCGAGCAACACAGCGGGAGACGTGCTCCCCAGCTCCGGGTTAAAGGCCATGTTTTTGCTCCAAAAAGAGGCTTCGCCCAAACGAGGGTTTGAGCGAAAAGAGTTAATTAGGGGTTGTTATGGGGTATTACGCGACGTCGCCGGGGTATGTGGCGTCATCGTAGTCATAAAATTCAGCGCGGTATTGCCGGGCAGTTATCTCGCAGGTTCCATCGTCCTGCGGCACTATCTCGGAAACAATGGCGTGATACAGGTCGCTCTCAGAACTACAGAAAATTAACCGGGGAGGCTCAATTATCGGGTCATCCAGCAGGATATCGGCGAACTCAGATTGATACGGGACGGATACCTGATAGTTGTCACCTGTAGGTGATGCTTCAAACAGCCGTGATGCTTTTCCATCCTGGTAACGCAAATAGACACGTGGATTTGCAAAAGTCCAGTCCAGCGGCTCCGACACATCGAATGTGGTCACCCCACCAGCAGTAGCCATCGACTCAATCAAACACGAAATGGTGTTGCTGCCAGGGATATCATCGGTCAACACAATACGATCCCCGACGTTGTAACAGAGCGCATCCAGTTCCGTCGTTGTTTTATGCGTCATGCGCTGTAGCTGGTATTTTCTGAGTCGGCGCATACCAATCTGATATGCGTGATCAGGATTGCCTACCCCATCAGCCCGGTATGCCTCTATTTTCAGCGGCGTTGGGTTGCCAGGCAGACGGCATTGCACCGTCTCTTCTGCCCAGGTCGATCCGTTGATATAGGTTACGTCAACACCATCGTAATCGTCGTCAGTCACCGTGACGAAATCGGTCTGCATCTCGGATACCATCTCGTGAGGGGTGATAGCCCCGGTCCAGGGTTTAACACCTTCACGACCCACTGAAGCTACAGACTGGGTATTTAGCAGAAAATAACTCTTTCCGGCTGCAGCGATTTTCTGAAACATTTCCAGCGCAGAAATACTGTCACCCGTGGCAAAATCGAAATACTCGCCGTTCGGGGTCCAGTAAGTCTGCTCCAGGGCATCTATTGCCTCAGTATCCATTTCCATACCAAGAGAACGGCCGACGTGATAAAGCGCACCAGAGATACTACGGGCAACGCCGGAGTCATAAATGCGCGTGGCCACAACGTTTACGCGCCGGTCAGACTGAGCCGCCAATTTGCCCCCCGTCTCAACCGTAACCCCCATCAGGGTGACGCCAGCATAGGATGTTGGCCGAGCTAACAAACGACCACGTAACGCTTGCCAGTACATCGAGTCACGCGCGTTATTGCTACCCTGCTCATTGCGGCGGCGGCAGCGCACCTCAACCAGCCCAGGAGAAGAGAGATCAAAACGCTCTGTAAAACCCAACCCGTTGATATTTTTAAGCGCGTAAACCCCCTGCCTGCTCGTCCAGCCAGAGCCAGATCCATAAACACGGTACTGTATTTCCCACTCACAATGCCTGATGCGTTTTTTGCCTTTGCTGTCGAATCCGCAAATGCCAGACGGAAAGGAGAAATTCACCTCGAAAGCGTCCACCACTTCAGATTCCGGGCAGGCAAGGAACGGCCCCATCCAGGTATTGTTGTCGCTGATCCCTGTAGCCTGATAGTCAATCATCGTGCGGGGTGAGAAGCCAGACCAGGAAGGATCAACCACTCCATCAATCAGCCGCTGAACCGTTGCGGTCGTACCGTCCGCATCCGCAATGCGGTACTCGTTGCCACGGTGAGCCAGCGCCAGGCGTTGTGTTCCCTCCGGTATCCCGGAAAATGCCACTCCGGTTGCACTCCCATACGCCAGCGTAACGTTAGCAGTTATTGCCGGACTGCCTCCGCTGGACGCGGTGCCGGAGGTAAATACAGGACTGTCGCCAAAAACGGCTACCGGGAGCGATGATGAGGTAATGTTTCCGCCGAGCCAGGGGCTTGATGCCTCAGCAATCAGCACAACACCGCCGCTATCCTGCGCCAGTAATCCTGACCCGGTCAGGCCATCGTTTATCACCGCCAGCAGGCCGGGCATATTCACATAGTCTGCAACGAGGGAAATAGTGTACTCATGTCCCTGCCAGGTGATCGTAAAAGTCTGGCCGGTACCGGAGTAATCATATGTTGATGGGGAGGCATTTGCTTTCAGGCCGGCCGCATTTCCACCCACCCCGGGTATCGCGTCCTGCTTTGCCGTATAAGTTGCAATAACCAGTTCATATTCAGTGCCGTTGATTTCCAGGGTAACCGGCATCCCCGGATAGGGATTAATTTCACCCAGAGAGTTACTGGCGAGAACGCTATATCCCGACGAGGTTGAAACCAGAAAATTCATCGGTGCGACGATCGTAACAATGGCCCCCTCAACCCACGACTCAGGCAACGCATTGCCTTCATCGTCATCATCGTTGCCATCATCCAGCCCGTTAAACGTCACGGATGCGCCAGAAACGGTCATACTATCGGCGTTGATATCTGTCGAATCTGGAGAGGTCTGCGCCATATCAAGCCCACTCCCGCTGGAAGTACCACCTACCTCTGTCGAGTTGAACCAGTTTTCACTTCGCCGATCTCCTGAAACATCTGCTCCAGGTGAATAAACGTTGTAACTGAACGAGTCCCCTAATGCTGAAATAGGTGTTGAACCCACACGGATATCACCATTCGTAAACGCGAAATTCCCCTTTCCAAGGCAAACCATCATTTCGACGGTCATTCGCGTTGGATCATCAGGATTAAAGCGCGTCACTGGCTGTACGACATAATCTGGATAGATACGGCAACGGCCAAACACTTCGCGGATTGGGTCGCCAAGTTTCGCCTGGTTCGCTTTGGCTGGGTTTAAATCCAGCCCCAGACCACTGGAGGATGAATAGCCGCCTTTATCCATGTTCGACATGGTGATCAGTACATACACAGCCGAGGCTGCAGCGATGGCCGCCGCTGCCCAGGCAGCGATAGTAGTTGCCGTCACCCCCTCACCAGGGATCGGGTAAACTTTTACATCGCTCTCAGCACTGATAAAGCATAAAGGCCATTCTGCCGGTGGGACCGGTTTACCATTCACCTCAAACGTAACACGCTGCACCATATCGTTACGGTAGTTATCGACATGCTGGAGCATCCAGTCATGTATGGTCGTATCCCTGTGTTCATGCGTCTCCAGCGGTTCGCCAGGCAAACGCGACGGGTAAAGGCGGATTGTCACTGGTAATACTCCACTTTCAGAAACTGACGTTCAAAACGCGCCAGGGGAAGAATGGTCACGTTGCGCCGGGGATTGCATTCCATCACATAAAGCAGGCCGCTCAGCTCAACCACGATGCCGAGATGACCGATTACCCCACCCATATAGCAGGCGGCAACCGCACCCGGGCAGGGTTCGCACCGCACTACGTTTTGACGGAAGTTATTGCAGGCAATATGCATTTCATCGCCATCCTTTATCACACCTTCAAACGCAGGCCATTCAGGCAATCCGAGGTCCCGGCGGACCTCATGTACAATGCCGTAGCAGTCGAGAACAGGAAAAGTGCGGCCGCCCATCTGCCAGCGGACGGTCAGGTATTTATCAATGTTGATCATGGGATACCTATCGTGTGTAACGAAGACCCTGGAAGTACGTCAACGTGTACCTGTCACGTGGCCAGGCATAATCGAGCATATTTTTAAAACCAGCAGTGACGTTTACAGTCAGCGGCGTCCAGGAGCCTCCTTTAACCGGCATGACGTAAGGCGGCTCCGCTGGCGCGGTAAGGTCAGTGGAAATGTATTTCCTGAATGTGATGCTGGCAGTGGACATGGCATCAATGACCTTGCGAATAGCCGTGGATACAACGCCGTCGATGTTGCACAGCATAAACTTCAGGTCCTGCGTCCCGTCTTCGTTTCTGGCAGGAAGGGATAGGACAATGGCACAGGCAATAAACGTTACGGTTTCGCCCCTCTCGGTAACCGCCGTAATGTCCTCGTACCCCTCACACAGATAATGCGTCTGGCCGCCAATATCGATCTGCAACGTACCAATGATGACCTCCGACCCGGAGGACGCATAAAGGCGGTTAATCGCTGTCATGCTTAGGCCACTCCCTGTTCAGAGCTATATCGAGTAACGAACTCCCCACAATCCACTCCGGATATTCTCCCCAGCCAACCGCCGGCAGCGGCCGTTCCCATAACTCAAGGGATGCTGAATACCGCCAGTACAAGCCTCCTTCAGGCGTAGGCCCCTCATAAATATCGTTAAACCTGCAAACGTAATTTTTTTGCCCCACTGGCGTCAGTAGCGGCATGTTAAACCAGGCGCTGCCGTCTTTAAGAACATCCCGGTACCATGCCTCAAAAGCCTGGGCCTGCGCGTCAGTAAAAATCCAGGCTACATCTGTTTCCGTAGGAACAGAGGTATAGCCACGCCGTATTCTTTTACGCCCCGTTACGAGCTCGGTGATTTTTACCGGGGATTTCGGCTTCATTCCAAAGCCGTCTTTCAACGGCCCAGGGAGAACATCAGCGGGGTAGTAAAGTGTCGTGGTGATTGCCATCAGCGAATTTTCCTCCCCGAGTTGGTTTTCACCATAAGTGCCCTATGCAGATCACCTTGCCCGGTAGTCACCGAGTTGACAGCTTTTCGGTAGCCGCGCTCAGCACCTTCAGCAGCGGCTTTGCGCACGAGGGCTACTGTCGCATCGGACGGGTTGCCATTAATGGGGATATTGATTGTGGGCGAATAAATCGCGCCGCCGCCTGTTGACTGGTTTGCAACTCGATCCAGAGTGGCATCCAGTTTTGCGCTGGTTTTAGCTGTCGTAACGCGCTCACCTTTCTGCAGGAGCCAGGTTCCCGTTTCGGGCACAGAGTCGATACCGTCGTGAGCCTGGCCATGAAGCGCCGATCCGATAGCAGTCATGAACACACCAGCAGCAGCTGCCGCAGCTATTGCTTGGGTTGACGCCACCACAGGCCCTACATAGGGAACACCAATCCAGGCAGTGAAGGCACTCAACGCTGCCATTGCTACCTGAGCAGCCGCATATTGCAGTAATGCAGCCCCAACAGATTGAATGAATGTCGCCGCAAAGTCCTGAGCGTTTAATTTACCGGTTTCCGCCCAGTTAATTACCATATCAGTTAAACTACTAAACGTTTGTGCACCTACTTGCTGCATATTTGCATATAGGTTTGAATATGCAGCAGCTTGATCTGATATTCCAGAAACGAAACCTGCAACACCATCGCTTTGTAACTCATCTAACTTCTTATAATGTTCCTCTTGAATTCTTAGCCTTTCATTCAGCGAGTTTTGAAGCGCTTCTTTCTTTTTATCGTATAGACTTTTATCAATATCTCCAGACTGGAATTGATTTAAAAGCTCTTCCTGTCGAGAAGCAAAATCTTGCTGAATATCATTATTATCCTGCATGCGTGAACGTTCACGACTACCAGAATAACGGCCAACTATTTGGTTATCAAACCCTTTGCGGACTAACTTATTCTGTCTTTCGAGATCTGAAACATATTCAGCTACTTTCGCATTTTCCTGATTAAGCCGTAACTCTTCCTTCTTGGAATCAAGGGTTTTAGCCGCAGTTCGAAGTTGTTCCTTCTGCCCTTCTGATAATTTTTTCAGGTTACCGCTGGTTATATCAAAATTAATCTTCTCCAGCTCGGTTACTTCTGCGGTTTTTTTACCTGTTGTTTCAATTAGGGCGGCCTGCTTTTGTAAATCAAGCAGTCTATTTTTGAAAGCATTGTCAGTCGGATTGCTTTTTGGTTTTGTGTTTGGGTGGTTCTGGTTAGACTCCCCTTTGCCCAACGAAAAATCATTATCTTTAGAAGTGTCAATGCCAAGATCAGAAAGTAGAGAGGTGAGCCCTTTCGCTCCTCTATCTACCTGCTCCGGAGTCATGCTTGACTTTATCGCGCGAAGAAATTGAAGGCGTTTAGTTAAAAAGTCTAATTCGTCTTTTTGTTCCTTACTTTGATTCCCTCGTTTGTTAAGGAATTCAATGCGCTGTGCAATATCACTTTCATCAGCAGCGTTATAATTACCAGATACAGCACCGATACGAGAGCGGGTATAAGTAGCAATGGCCCCCAAGCCACCAGCAATACGCCCCACAACCCCGGCAAGGCTTATGGCTTCTCCAACCAGGTCTGATAGCCCCTGAAGAACAGCAGGATCGGTGAAGACGTCACGAATGTCATCAAGCCCATCCTGCAATGGCGTAAGGTCAACCTTAGCCAGCCCTGAAGCAATTTCCATTTTAAGACCGCGGGCGCTAGTCTCTATATCCTGAAAGAACTGATTAACCTTAACAAGGTTGTCAATATCTTCTTGCGGTGGTGCGACACCAAAATCTTTTGATAGCTGGATAAACTGCTTTAGCTTTTCGTTGTTGTTGTCAAACAACGGCAGCATTTTTGACAGGTCATTCCCTAAGCTTTCAAGTATATTGGTTTTCCCAGCCTGAGTGGGTATTTTCTGTAATGCCGAACTAATAGCCAGCAACTGTTTATCAGGGGATTGCTGAGCCAGCTTCTGAGCTGAAAGCCCGAGTGTGTCCAAAGCCTGCGCAGCCTCACCTGATTTGTTCAGGACCGCATCGCCGACTTTATCATTAATGTCTTTGAAAATATCGGCTATGTTATCGCCGGTTAAACCTGCCTGTTCAGCTGCGTATTGCCAGGATAGCAAATCCTGGGTGGACATTTTTAATGACTTAGCCCAGCGATCTGCCTCGGTCACTTGCTGAGCTGTATTTTTTACAATCGCCAGCCCAGCAGCGCCAATCCCGACAGCGGCAGTTGCCGCAGCTGCTCCAATAGCAATAATGGAGGTGCTTATTTCCTTGGCGTCTTTTTTTACCTGGTCACGCCATTTTTGGGATGCCCTTTCGGCTTTATCCATGCCCTGAACAAATCCACCTACTTTAGCGATCAGGTCGATTGTTAACGTACCGAGGGACTTGCCAGCCATTTAATTTTCTCCAGGCAACAAAAAACCCCGCCGAAGCGAGGTTTTGGTTTGTTTATATATTGGTTAAAATTATTTAACTTTTCCCGTATAGCCCGCATTCACCTGAGCATCAGCGGAATCTATTTTCCCATGAGAGTAAAAAATAGTATGTGCTTCAGCACCTGTATATCCACCATAAGAGTTTTTAGCATTAATGGTTATTGGAATAAGCCATCCATATCGCATAGCCCCTCCTGATTCAGCTAAAATGCCATCCTTAAACCATGCTTTCTCTGGTGTACCAAAAGTATAATGAGCAGAATATGGGTCTTTTAACATCCTTCCCCACCAATCCTTTATCTGCTGCTGATAGTTATCCGGTAGCACCCCATAATCAGCCGAATGCAACTGAACTTGGCTAGGTGGATTTGCTGCGCACGCAGTTAACAATAATGCAAATAACATAATCGCTATTTTCTTCATATCCCTATCCCAGTGGTTATTGTTGTACTGATGATAGTGATCACTGCAGCGATTTAAAAGTCATCAATGCCAACTTTTCATAGCTTCTTCCAGAGATAATGGCGCTTCGTTGATGTGCGGTGCAAAGTCACTTACCTTGAACGGCGGCGTGTTTTTTGCCTTATTGATGTTAGCCAGGACAGACGCCACCAGCGACGCCCCCCACTCGGTACGCATCATGATATTGAGCGGTCCGTACTTCTCACGGTACTTGAGCCAAACCAGAAATTCCCTGCGACTCATCCGCTCCTGAGCCTCTGCGATGGTGCGGCCGCCGATGCCGTTCATCACCAGTTCGCACCAGAATTCATCCTCGCCGGTTAGCTCGTAGTCTTTCCCAGTTCGTTTACATCATGAATTGCAGCCAGGAGGGCCATAACAATCGGACCGTCCAGCGCCCCACGATCCGGGGATGCAGTCCCAAGAATGTCAGCCGCGGTAAACACTGGGGCGCCGTCCTGATCGCAAATATGCGCCGCAATGCGCTCAGCAATCGGGTCCGATTTCCCGTTATACGCCAGCAGTTCAGCTTTAGTGGTGTGGTAGCCCATCGGGCGCACATAGACGGTTGCGATATGCTCTTTCCCGTCACGGCCTTTCCACTTAATTTCTTTTTCCACGGGACGCCCGGTAAAAGCACCGGTTTCTTTTAACGTATCGAGAGTAAGTTGCATTTCAGCTCCTGAATAGAAAAGCCCGGATAACCGGGCATATTAATTACGCTGCGGCCTTCGGCACCCATACGGAAGAGCCAGACCGCTGGATCGTGGCGGAGGTCGTCACAACAGCGTTACCCTGAAAATCAAACGGGAAGTCAGAAACGTAACCCTGGAAAATGAACCAGGTGCGATCCGATGGCAGCACCAGACCATCAACAGCATCCTCAGCGCCAGAAGCGGCGGCTGTCGGGATACTGGTTCCATCTGACCAGCCAACCGCAAAAGTTAACGGCGTCTGGTCATTCGCTTCAGCGAGGCCATGCAACATAATGTGGCTGGCGTTCGCCGGATCAGCGTTAAGCCCGACGGTTGCGGCCGCAGGCGTTTTAAGCCCCTTTTTGTAGGTTCTGGAGTCCCGCTCACTCAGACAGGTATCTTCAATCTGATCGGCAGGGTTCCCGCCGGGGTTGAAACTGGTGATGCATTCAACCTCGCTGACCACGCCAGACTTGAGCACAAAAAACTGCGTGCCTTGCGTTAATACAGACATGTTTTGTCTCCATAAAAGAAAAACCCGCACAAGGCGGGTCAGTTTGGGGTTGTTGGTTATCTGGTCGTTATCCAGTCAACATCGAAGGAATAGCGGTATCGCATTGTTTCAGGATCGCGGCTTTGTTCACCCCATCGGGTGATATAGGCCTTGCCCTCAATTGCGTCGCGTAAAGCACGGGCAACGGCGATCACGTCGGTGTCAGTATCACCATAGACATCAACCTGCAGAGAATAGTGATCTGCATCTGGCCGCTGGTTCAGATAATTTTCAGGTGAGCCGCCTATGTTTTGCCAGACTGCATAGGGGTAAACGATATTATCGTCCTGCATACCGAACGGATAAAGCCGCACGGGATTAGAACCTAACAAATCCCTGACTGCCTGGCTGGCTGCGCAAACTGCAAATATTGGAGCAATCATACCGGAGTTCCTTTTTTAGCCACCCGTCGTACAGCGCGATCGATGGACTTTTCGAGCTCCGCTGCGAAAATATTAATTACGTCGGTATCAACACCATTGATCGCCGGTCGCAAAACAGGCTTTGCTGCTGCGTGCTCTGTGCCGAATTCCAGGAATCGCCAGTACCAGGTATCCCCGCCGGGATTACCTTTATCTCCGGCAGTGTTAAAGCTTTTACCCACCCTGCCTTTTCGGACGTTGGCCTTTGTATTGGCGTATTGCCTGGCGCCGCCCATCACCCCGACACGAAACGTTGGATCGCCGGTTCTGCGAAATGCCTTGCTGCTGAAACTGACCACAATGTTTTTGTAGATAGCCTCTTTGGTGAGAGGGTCATCAACCCGCGCGGCATTATTGCGCGCTCTGTCCCTGATCACGTTTGCCGCTTTACGCAGCGCTGCACGACCGGATTTATCGCGAGTGACCTGTGAGACGGCATCCAGTTTCCCCAGGACGGAATCGAGGCCGGTCAGGTTTACTTCCACGCCATCAGCCATCGTTAGCCCCCTCTGAACAAGGCAGTGTCAGGTATTCCCTGCCGCTCCGTGGATCAGGTAAAACGCCCTCAATGTTGTAGATGCGGCCACGAAACAGGATCCGATGTTTGCGGGTAACACCCTCACGGTAACGAATCGTTATCCGGGTGGTAACTTCGCCCTGAGAGGCCTGGGCGGCGATAAACTCACGTGCGGATAAAGGAGCGACTTCGGCCCAAAGGGTTGCGACATCGCGCCAGGTATTAATTACGGCTCCCGTTGTCGGGTTCTGTTCTTTGACCGGTTCCTGCAGGGTGATCCTGTGACGCAATTTTCCGGCCTGCATATCACCCCCTGGGTTTCCCGCTCAGATAGGTTTGCTGCTCTGGCGCCTCATCGAGATCGCCGGCAAGCGACTGGATAATTACATCGGACAGGGCGACGTTAGACTCAGCCAGGCGGTTTATCGCTTCCGTCTGCTCTCGCTGTGCTGCTGTTTGTTCTCTCAGCGCTGCTATCAGCGCGTTTACCAGTTGCTCGTTCATAGGCTATTTTCGTCCACTTTTTTAACCACTCACGCCGTTTAGCACATCCTGAGCAGCCCATTAGTTCCACCTCCGGTGCCTAATCAGCAGCGCCTCAACGCCCAGCGGAACTTCCGATAGGTTCTGCGCTGCCGCTTCGCGGTTCGCATACCAGTGTCCAATCAGCAAAAGCATTGCCGCCCAGATGCCGGAAGTAAAAATAACCTCACGGGGCTGAGTTTCCCCTTCCACTGGCGGCGTTAATGTTTCGACCAGCGCACCGTCGCAGAACCGCTCAACATAATCGACGGAGGCCGAAGCATAGGCAGCAATAAGCGTATCTTCGTCGTCACCATCAACCTTCAGATGCGCCTTTATCTGCGCCAGCTGTTCCTCGCTTATTTCCACCTTTACCCCCTGGTTTGGCTTTTGCAGGCTCTGCAGAACCAGAGTCCGTTGCCTTTTCCGGCTCAATCGCCTCGGCCAGATGCAGTTTCACCAGTACTTCGCCGATTTCTTTATGCACCTCGCGGATTTCCCCCTGAGATACCGTACCCAGGTGATAATGCGAGAACATACGGAGAGCTTTAATTTTCATCGCGTTTACGCGGCCATTGCTGGCCGCGCCCTTTTGTTATGCTCCAGTGCTGACAGCAATATCACCCGTAACAATCGCTGCCGGGCGATAGTGGGCCAGCGCCAGGCGCTCTTCGCAAAGGATGGTCAGCATGTTTTTAACGAAGTTATCGCGGTCCTGGTTGCTGATCTCGATGGTGGCATCCATGCGATCCCAAACCTGCGACGCCAGGCCAAACGCGCCAACGGTGAATTTGCCTGCCGTCTGCGCCGTGGTCGACACCACCGGAAGCCCCCAAAGCACTTTCGAGGCAAACGCCTGCGGGCCACCGAGGATGTAATTGCCGTTAGCGTCCTTCAGCAGAGCAATACGGTGCCAGTCCGCCGGGTTCAGAATGATGCCGTCGGCTTCGAACTCACTCAGCGATACCTGATAGATGGCGTGTGCCAGAACATCAGCGCCAGTATCTCCGGTTGCGTTGAGTGTGGTTTCATAGTCGTTCGCCACTACGTTGAGCCCCTGCAGGTTATCGCCGGTACCGTCCCCGTTCAGCATCTGGTTCTCTTCTACCAGCGCCAGTCCGTACATCATGCGGGAATTGATGTAAGACTCGAGCGCCGGGGCATCATCCATGATCTGGCGCGATGCCTGGATCCAGTGGGCGATAGTTTTCACGTTCGCCGTTTCTTTGGTGAAGGTAATATTACTTTCCGGCTTGAGGGTACCTTCTGCCACTGGTGCTGCAGCGTTGGTAAACACGTTTTCGCGCACGTATTCCAGCGCGTTACTGGTGATACGCCCCTGTGCCAGCAAGTCACGCACGGTCAGACGGCGAAGACCAGGCATAAGAATACCCGGCAGCTGCTGCGGCAGGACCAGGGCACCTGCCGACGCTGCGCCCGAACCAATCGCTTTATCAAAACTGGTAACTTTCGCTTTGGTACGCGAGCCGTCCCAGCCCTTCATCAGGTCTTCAGATACGCGCTGAGCAAATGACTTCTGCGCAGTCTGATCAGGAGAGTTTCCGGCCAGTTTCTGCTCAAGATCGAACAGGCGGGTGCCGGTGGCTTTCAGTTCTTCCTGTGCTTTCGTCAGATCGATCTGCAGCTGCTTGTTGATTTCACCGGTCTGGTTGATGGATTTACGCTGTTCTTCGATAAGCTCCTTTACTTCTTTTTGGGAGTTTTCGATAGCTTTTTCCAGTACAGATAATTCAGACATGTGTTACTCCGTTAAGGTGTCCGCAGGTTAGCGGCAAATGAGTTAATGCGCTGTGCCAGCGCGTCAATGTCGTCGCTACCGAACTCGCTTCGGCCTGCAGACTTAACACGGGCGATAAATGCCTGTGCTTCAGAACGCGAAAGCCCGACTGAATCCCTCAGCCAGGCCTCCGCATCGCGAATAGATTTGATGCTGTCGATGCTCTTCATGGCCGTTACGCCAGCGAGCTCGTTAGCCGGGAAAGTACAGACGCTAATTTCCCGCAGGTAAGAGATGTTTTTGAAGATGAGCCCTGACGTGCCAACGGTGTAATCATCAGGCCCAACGGAAAACCCCACTGACATCCCTTCAACCGTGCCATGCTGCATGGCAGCTTTCAGGTCTTCGGCCAGGCTAAGCCCTGGAGTAAGTTGACCACGGACAAATAGCCCCTTGTCATCTTCATGCATGGCATCCCATTTACCGACCGGGATAGCGCGTGTCTGGTGGTTAAAGAACATGGCCACCTTGCGGGTCTGGTTAGCAATCACACCAGCAAAAGCACCTGGCAAAATAATGTCGCCATCGGCGTCGGTGTTATTAAAAACCGAGGCATACCCTTCAAATGTTCCCTTACTGCCTTCGCCGATGAACTTGATTTCTGTCTGGTCGAAAGCCAGCGTCTTCTGAATGTCAGGCATCATAGCCCCCATAAAAATTAAGCCCCGGCATTGCGGGGCTCTTTGTTTGTTCCGAGATCGGTAATGGGCACGTTCTGCGACTGCCGTGTCGCCACATCACCTCCGGGCAGCGGCGGCAGGTTATCGAGCCTTCGAACCTCGTTAACGGTCCGAATCCCGGTATTGACCATGATTTGCATAAATGATGCCCGGCTTGTTGAATCACCGCGCAACAGCCCGTCGAGGTTATGCTCGGCGTGAATGATGCCCTGTTCTGACTCTTTGACCAGCCAGCGCTCAATGCTGTACTCCCACCGATCAAGGTAGGGTTTGAGGGTATACTGGAGAAAGCCCAGGTTTTGCTGTTCAATCCCCGATCCCCAGGAGGTGGTTTTGTCCACGTCGCCGACCAGATGTGGAGGCACGCCGTAAAATCGCGCCAGTTCGGCGACCTGAAATTTACGCGCAGCCAGAATTTCTGAATCCTGAGGCGAAACGCCGATAGGTTGCGTGGTGAAGCCGCTCTCAAGGATCCAAAGCCGCTTTTTGACCGGACCACCAGCAATCTCCTTAAAGTTTTCCTCCAGCTGCCCACGCTGCTCTTTCGTCAGCACCTTGCCGTCAGTCATCAGGATCTGCGGAGACTTCGCACCGTTGGCGAAAAATTCACGCTGGTTATCTTCCATCGCTATGGCCACACCAGCAGACTTCGCACTGAACGCCAGCGGCGAAAGACCAGTCAGACCATTGAAGCCAAATCCTTTGAGATGAAAAATTTCTTTCTGTGAAAAGTCAGCGTATTCAGTGTCCCGTCGGTAGCGGTAGATAATATTTTTACCGTTATCGCTGAGCCGAACTTCCATATTGGCGCTCATCAGTGGAACCATGCTAATCACGTCACCAACACCGTTTCGCTCAACATGTGCATAGGCGTTGCCGTAGGCACATAGCTGCATAGTCATTGCTTCGCGAAACTCAAGAGCGGTCATGAAGTTGTTGGGACGGAATCTCAGCAGTTTCGCCAGGGGGTGACTGTTGTCCACTTTCGTGCGCTGATCATTTTTGGTCTGATAAACATCGAGTGGTAAAGATGCTGTTACGGTGGAAATTAACCTGATGCAGGCCCATACCGTACTGATTTGCATATTACGCTCATCAGTCACAACAGAATCACCAACCACACCGTGCGCTGACGTACCCGCCATTTGCGAGCCCTTATCGGGTGTCACCAGGCGGCCGCCGGTCAGGATAGAGGCCATGCGCGCCCAGAATGGCGATCGCGTCCGCAGGTCAATGCTGTAATCGGTATCTGCCATTTTTACACGCTCAAAAAGTTGTAAATGAAATCATTAACGTCCCCCTGCTCCTCTACCTCGTCACTGGTCTGCGCGCCAATAGACATCGCCAGCGCTACCATGCCGTCGATACGTCCGCTCGACTTACCTTTCACAAACTTGCGGTTACCGGCAGGGTCAGTGATTACCGTGGCGTTTTTGGCGCACATTTCGAGGATCGGATGATTGCCGTGCTTCAGCTGCGCACCGAGCAGTTTGGCTTCCAGCTCCCTGAGAGCAGGCGACATGGAAACAAACCCCTGACCGAACTCTACGAATCGTTCGAGCTCCACATCGGTGAAACCAGCATCGATGAGATGCGGGCGAAGGAAGCGCATGTTATAGCGGTCAAACGCCAGCGCCCTGACGTTACAGAGATCAAAAACGCGCCGCAGCTCCCTCGCGATAAATCCATACTCGATAGCCTTACCAGGTGTCGTGTTTAGCCAGCCCTGCTTCGCCCATATGTCATAAGGCACACGATCATTACGCGCCTTATCTGCCAGCCCTTCCTCCGGTAGCCAGAATTTACAGTGCACATCTCCCTGCGTGGTGTTCAGCACCAGTGCGGTCAGGTCTGACACGCTGGAAAGATCGAGCCCGCCCCATACGGTAGCCCCCGCAAGTTCGCCGGGTTCCTCCTTGTTCATATGCCATACACTCTGGCTAACGAACGGGCTTTTCGCTTCAACCCTGCGGTTTAACACAAGGTTCTCAAACTCTGCCTGGCGAGACGGCAGGCGTTTCGCACTGGCGGCCATATCCAGCACTTCTTTCTGGTTCATGAACACATCGAAGGCCGGGTTTGCCAGCCTGATGGCCTCGACAGAGAAAGGATCGATATCTTCCGGCGCGGTCTGAAGCCGGACCACCGTCCGGGGATCGGCTCCGGTCAGGCCATCATCAATCAGCAGGCTAAGCAGGTCGCTCGCATCGGGCGCCTGGGTGCTGATGATTATCGAAATAGGGTTATCCTGTGCAGCGGTGGCGGTTTCCAGCGCTTCATAAAGCGGGTCTCGCGGCCCACGAACCTGGCCCAGTTCGTCGTGTGCAACAAATCGCGGCGAGAAACCATAGGCCGTGGTAGCTTCGGCACTCAGTGCGCGGTAATAAGAACCCAGCTCAGGGCAGTGGATTTCTTTAGCTGAATCCTTGATCGCAACGTACTGCATTAGTACCGGGTTCATCCGGCACATCTTCGAGGCCAGGTTAAACAGAATGGCCGCCTGGTCGCGTGACCGTGCCGCAGAATACAGCTGCGAGTTCGGTGCAGCCTCGGGCCCTACCAGGTAGAGCAACATCAGCATGGCGGTTTCCACCGTTTTGGCGTTTTTTCGCCCGCGACTGATGATTGCGCGACGTGTACCATGCTTGTTGTCGAAAATGGCTCTGAAGTCATCCTTCATGAACTCAGCCATTTTCAGCGGCTGGCCGACAAACTTACCTTCGGGAATATAAATATTTCTTTCGCACCAGAGGATATTCCTCTCGGCTCTTGTCAGAGTTTTTTTAGCCATCGAAGAGCCTTATTCAATTTCCCAGGGTTTTTTCTCCCGCGGCAGATTTTTGTTGGCGCGTCCTACTGTTTTAGGATCAGCAGTCGCCTGCCGGGTGATACGCAGTCGCGTTGCCAGTGAAGACGCAGACCGTACTTCACGTTCGCGCATCGTGAGCAATTTATCGTAGCGCTTCAGCCCATCATCCCGAGCCAGCCACTCCAGCTCAAACTCCTCGATCTGAGTGGTTAACAGTCTCGCCTGCACCACATGCCGACAGTACATTTCCATCATGTCGCGATGTGTTTCAGTAAATGAGCTGGCCGGGTTATCGTTAACCAGTCTGATCCAGACGTTTATCTCTGGATCGCTAAGGTGTAACGAGGGCTGCAGCCTGCTTTCAGCCAGAGCCGGAAGCGACACAGCCGTCGTCGCGGCAAGAGATTTTCTGCCTCGCTGTGCCATCGCTTTTTTCCTTTTTTTCTGGACGTTTTTGAAAAGAAAACTGGGGGCGCGGTCTTTTTACGATTGCCGCCAGAGTTTTACCCCTCCCCCCACCCTGTCGGGCTGATAATGAGAAAAGCTATCATTTCTCGATGATCCGCAGGTTTTCACGAGGAGGACTGGGTGGCTCCAGGCGCTCACCGACACCGACAGACATTGTCAGGATGATCGTTGGTAGCGTCTCGTTTGCTGTATGACTGAAGGAGATGGAGGATGCAGAAAGAAAGCTCACACCATCAATGCTCAGTTCCACCAGCTTGCCATCCCGGTATTCAATCTTCAGGTCTTGCATTGCGCGCTCCTGTTACCAGATTACCCTGCCTTCATTGTCGAACTCGGTAACCGTTCCGCCCTTCTCCATGCGTTGCTTAACCGAGTCGTGGCAGCGCTTGCATAGCGACTGAAGATTGTCCGGGTCGTGGAAGAGGGTTTCATCGCCCTTGTGAGGTTTGATGTGATCAACAACGGTTGCGGATATCACCTGATTTCGCCTGAGGTGAAACTCGCAGAGTGGCTGCTTCTGAAGCTGGTGATAACGCAGCCGGTACCAACGTTTGGTGTTATAGAGGTGATGCCAGGGTGAATTAGTTGCCATATTCACTCCAATAAAAAAAGCCACCAGCGAAAGCTAGTGGCTCAGTAATGACTCGGTAGAAAGCAAGGTATTTTAATTGCTTGACGGTGGCGGAGGTAAAGGCATCCAGTGAGTTATTTCAAGATTAAAAAACTGGCTGTTATCAATAATCACGACATTGCTAAATCCGGTTAGGGGATTGAATTCCGCAAAGCCAACACCTTTAACCGTATTTACGATATACCAAGAAACCTGTTTTGTCGGCTGTGGTAATTGAAATTTTACTGATGTCCATTGCATTTACTTGCCCTCTCGATTAAGTAACGCATCGACATTATCACAGGCACTCAGTGAATGCCTGCTGTAATGCATTGCCACTTCCCGGAGTGGCCACGCTCATGCCCTTGAGTTGCTGTCGCATCATCGCCGCTCATAACCGGTGCACGTTTGGCATTCGCGCTGCTTTACCGGAGCTGCTTTTGATATAAGAACCTTGACCCGTCACTACACAGGCTCGCTCAATGGCGACTCAGGGAAGCATCACGACTGCTCCATTGCCTTTCGGCTGCGGTCTGTCCGCTTATTGCTTCATTGCTTTATCCTCGGGAGGGGATAGTTGGTGATTTATCCCTTGGCGGGGTTAACAGTCAGCATCTGGCCGGGCAACTGCGCGGCATGCCCACATACAAGCTTCCTGCATTTTGGTGCGGGCGATTGCCAGACAGCGCATAGCTTCATCAATCTCCCGAGCCTGCTCAGCACTTAACATTGCCGGGCCATTACGCACAGCCAACAATTCACCTCGCTCGGTATCAAGCAAACTACAGAAGTGCCGGCTGACACCTTTGAGGCGGTTCATGCGCTCAATGTCGCCAGCGGTTAATGTGCGGTAGCCTTTTACAGTGCTTCCGTCCTGCGGTTTTGCTTCACTCATTTCGTAGTTCCTTCGGTTTGCTGTGGATAAAGCAGCAGAAAAAAAATCATAAATACCTACCGCTTACGCTTGTTGTTTCCGTGGATAAGTGCCAGGCTAAGAGAGCCATAAATGACTTACCTTGCGTTTACATCCATGGACCTCAGGGATGGGTCCATTTATCTCCCGCTCGTAGTTGTTCAGTTTTTCTGATATCGCCTTTATCCCGATTACACTGACTCCGCGCGATAGAGTTCGGTAGCCTTTACAGTGCCGCCGTCCAGAGGTTTTACTTCACATGTTTCGTAGCCTTTTCGGTTGTAACTGGTTTGCTTTTACTAGCTCGTAGGTGGATATTGTTGGGAGGGAAAGCATGGAGATAACCAAATGAAACAGATACTTTTTACATGGTTTGCTTTTACAAATACCTATGCCTGCATCACCGCCAGCATTAATGTGAACAACTCGCTAATGCTTAATTCAGCTGTGCCGTGGATTGTTGGGGTTTCTCTTGGAGTAATCACCAATTACTTATTGGCTAAAAAACTAAAGGAAAGTGGGTTACTGTAGGCCTGCAGGTTTCTGGCCAGGTTACTTCTTAACGCTGTCCGGCATCACCGCACCAACAACGCCAGCCAGCGCTACGCCGCCAGCGATGACGGTTTCCTGAATGCCTGGAGGCATCTGATAGCCAAATACGCCAGCAATGACCAGGATGATGCCGCGCCAGGTGGAAGGCTCTTTCAGCCGATTAATGAGATAGTTCATATTTCCCTCAAACCAAAATGCTTTTTGCCAGGAGATAGCGGGCTTTACGGTCATCAATGCCGTTCTGTCCGCCGTTGATAATCTGTGTGACTCGAACAAGGTCACCAGACCATTTCAGGCACCCTTTAGAGGCAAAGAACCACGCTGCCGATCGAGCTGCGTATGAGTCCTGCTCCAGCAGCTCAGGGTGAGTAATAAGGTCGACCTTTAATGCGATTCCGCAGTCGCGATAGTTGGCTAACCCGGTAATCTGTTTCAGGCCGCGACCGCGATATTTCCAGCCATCACCGGCAACCTGATTACCGAGATTCTTTTTGCCCCACTCGCCCCCATACACCAGATTCGCGATTGCTCGCTGATTAGCTGGTTGTGTTGCCGTTCTGCCGAGTGCTGCGGCCTGCTGGGCGGTGATACGGTGTTTACCGAACGTAGGCACAAGGCTATCTGCTGAATAGTTCAGATTTTCCACCAGTCGGGTAAAGCCTCCGGACTCATGTCCCATCTGGGCAATGAACATTGCCTGATCGAGTGGAGCAGTGATGCCAAACTCTTTCATCGCGGCTGTAATATGCGGAAACCAGCGCGCAGCTAACCCGGCGCTAATACCAGCCGCCTTCTGGAATTGTGTTTGATTCATTAGTGCCTCAGTGCATCAACCAGCCGCGCTACATTGCCTCTTACGCTCAGCAGCACAACAAGGATCATGATATTGGCCGCAATGGTGGGCCATGATGAATAGGGATAGATGCCGCACAGATACGCCAACGGCACAGAGCTGTATATCACTGTTATCAGCCATGCCAGCCGCGACACCCACTTACGATGACGTGAGTCTCTGCGGCGATAGAACATCAACGTAACAACGACACCAGCACATAACAGCGCATTGATGGTTGCAGTAGGATCATTTAGTACCACCGGAACCTCCCCGGCGCGTTATTAGCGCCACCAGCGAGCCAATATCCTGATTGTTCAGGAAAGTGAGTATTTTCACGGCTAATGCCGAAATGATTACGGCACCAATAGCATCCAGAGGCTTATCGTTATACCCGGTGAGGTCGGATAGCTTAGAACCGACCAGCCCGGAGCACAGAACTCCAGCGATATAGGACACAACGAAATAGGCCATCCGTCGTGGGGCGCTCAAATCTGCCGCTGTCGCTATATAAAAGACAGAACCGGCAAATGCCCCGAACACAACACCGTAGTCAGTACCGGTTAACAGCCCGTAAACACTCGCCCCAGTTAAAGCGCCACCAGCTAAGCCTGTGCCGGTTATTGGTTCGGACATCGGTCCCCCTCAATTGCTGTGAATCCTCTCAGAATGAGGGGAATAAAAAAGACCTCTAAAAAGAGGTCTTGCTCTGTTGATAGATAGTTACTTTTTTATCTGACGTCCCAGACAGTTTCATCCAAGTCGATGATGATATTGTCACCTTCGATTTCAAACTCCATAGTCCCATTGATAGTGCTGGTGTCGTCCATGTCTGCGCACCCAGCGTAGAAATTTATCTCAGCTGTATATTCAAAAAAGCCTTCAGCTATCATTGTGATTTTAAAAGAACCATCAATGACTGAGTACCGCGCATCACCACCAAAACCAGTAAGGAGATGCTCGTCGAACACACCCGCATTGGATTCGATAATACCTTTCAGAGTATTTAAATCTGATGGGCTTGTGCCATTAAGAGGTATTTGATGATTTGTAATCTGCTGCATATATCCACCTATTTGTTGATGTGTGGATTTAGCATATTTCCAAAACGGTTATGTCAGAAATGTTTTTTAAATCAGAAATGAAAAAACCCGCACAGGTGGCGGGCTTATGTTTTGTTTTGCTGCTCAGTTCGCTTTAACGTCCCGAGCTTATCACAATTCAAGCACTTTCCGCGCAACTATTCAAGTAAAATCTGTCGCCATTTGTGCCAAATGCGTCACACATTGGTGCGTAAAGCATCGATTCTGCAAGATTTAACCAAACATCGATCCTGCTCTCACAAGTCCGCAAGCACCATTCTGGATGCTTTTCGTTTAGCTCTTTCGCCATCGCCTTCTTACTCATGCGGTAGACATATCGATCCTTGATTAACTTATAGAGAGCTTTATTACCGGAACGCACAAGCTGAGCACTAAGCACAGAATCAATTATCAACCCTTCCTCGTCAGTACAAAAAGCCAGACCGCTTTTATTTTTACCACTGAGGATTTCCTTAAAGAACGCTTCCAGCTCTGGCTTGGTAATGCCTGATTTTTTCATACGGCGCAACGCATCGTTTATAGCAGTCTTCGTTATCTTCCCTGACGACAACAGCTGATTAAACATATTGCCGCCACTACCGCCGCCGATGTAGGACCAACGGCCCCACATGCGCAGCTTCCCCTGAATCCAGATGGCCTCCAGCGTTTTCAGCCTGACCATTTCACCAGCTTTTCCAACCTCGGACGGGTTAATCATTATGCGTTCTCCACTATGCCAGCACGCCAATTGCCAGCGAACGATCCAGAAATCGAAACAGCAGCTCCAGCTGTGAGCCGTGCTTCTCCTCAAATGCCACGGTGTCAGCGTGCAACTCGTCGTGATGCGCTCTGCAAAGCGGCAACACAAACAGGTCATGCGCTTTTGTTCCCATTCCACCTTGTCCGTGGCCTATCAGGTGATGGGGATCATCTGCTTGTTTGTTACAGCAGACACACTGCTGAGACTTAACCCAGCGCGTCCAGCTCTCGTTTACCCAGCGGCGGCGCTTTGGTCGCAGCATGAATGATTCCGGCGTTTCAGGATCTACGCGAAGACCAAGAATCTTTTTCTGCACCACTTCGCTCGCCGCTGGCTCCGGCACAATATCGCTCTCCTTCATCACCGGCTTATGCTGTATTTCCGGCAATCGCAGGGCTTTCCGGGCCAGCGATTCAGGGATGACGTGTGCCAGATTGTTTATCACCAGCCACCAGCACAACTCGGGGATCGTCAGTTGATGGTCTTCGTTGAACCCCAGCTGTGAGCGGATGACCGTTATCAGCCAGGATACCAGGTTCTCACGCGCAATGCCTGCCAGCGTCTCTGTGTACTGATCACGCACCAGGTTATCGCAGGCCCAGCAAAGGCGGATGCTGCCAGGCTCATGCCGGAACAGCGTAAAATTTTCGCTGTGCCAAGAGCCGTGGGGATACTGGCATTCAAAACGACGCTCCAGCTCGGCCTCCAGCGAGCTGATACCACCCGCGCGCAGAATGACGTCTTTGTTTTCGAAGACTGGCTTCAAAACCGGGTCTTCTGCCAGTGGCTGCGTGGCGGGAGGGATGGCGCCGGTTGCGTAGTCGCTGTATTTTTCCGGTGCAGGCTCAATCAGTACCCGCCCTCTCCTGAACATCGGCATGAGATCAGCACCTGGGCGAAGAAGAACAACGCCCATGCGTGGGGCAATCTCAGGGGTTAGTAGTGCTCTCATATCATCTCCACGTCAGGCAACTGCACGAAAACGTCGGATGGTGATTTCTACTTTCCCTTTCTTCACGATGTTCCCCCACTCCACCAGCATGCGCTTAACCTGACTGTCGTCTTCCCAGACGCCTGTTAGAGTCAGGGCATCGAACAGCGCTTTGTTGTAGTTATCGATATCCCGACGGCGTTGATCCGGCGGATACAACACTATGTGAACCTCGGCCAGATCAGAGGATGGCCGGGGAACGGCCCGCAGTTGCTCAATAATCGCCGCTCTCGCTGCCTGCTGGAACTTGCGCCCTGTCTCGCTAACCAGATGCCTGCCTTTCAGCGGTCCCTTGCTCGGGGCGCGCCAGTAACTATTTACGCTCGGTGGAAATGGTAAAGTCAGTTTCATTTAGCCCCCTTAAAGGATCGCTACAACGTCTTTTGCGACTTCCCGCGTACTGCTTTTGCAGGAGATCGAACGGCGCGCATTGATGAATTGCAGGTTAAAACCATGCTCCCGGTACAGGTCGAGAACCTTCGGTGCAGATGAGTTTGAAATTACTACCCGAGCCCCACGGTGAAAGGCAGATACACATTGCTTCGCCAGGTCTACCTGGCACTCCCAGTTAAAACCACCAGCGGCGTAGGCGGTGAATCCGGTTGTTCCAGGCATCGGTTCGTAAGGCGGATCGCAGTAAACCACATCCCCTTTCCCGGCCAGGCTGATTGTCCGGCGATAGTCAGCGGTCATGAATACGCAGTTATGCGCCATAGCCGCGAAGGCTTTCATCTCATCCATCGGGTAATACGGGGCCTTGTAGCCTCCCCAGCCCACATTAAACTTGTTCGCCTGGTTGTAGCGCATCAGGCCATTGAAGCAATGCCGGTTGAGATACAGGAATGCAGCTGCGCGTTCAGTAGCATCCAGCGTCTGTGCGTTGAACTCGGAACGGATCAGCTCATAGCCATCTGGTGACCGCATGTGCTCGAACATCCAGCGGGCCTTCAATTCCACTTCATCCGGCACCACCGCTAACATCTGATACAGATTAATCAGGTCCGGGTTAACGTCCGCCAGCAGGTAATCTGCGTGCTTTTCGCTGTTCAGGAACACAGACCCACCACCAACGAATGGCTCTATCAGGCGTTTCCCTGCCGGGATATGCACGAACAGATCAGCCAGCTGGGTATACTTTCCACCAGCCCATTTGAGAAATGGCTTGCTCATGTGCGGAACCCCGAGTTTTCTGGCAATGAGTAATCAACCCCGTCGAAGCTGGCTCGCGAAATGGACGACTCCTGGCGGGAGCTATTGAGTGGAGCAGAAAGTTTTAACGACAGCTCATCCCATTTTTCCCTAAGTTTCGACGGGCTAAGCACGTTTTTGCACCAGAACGAATCTTTGTTGGCGCGTTTGAAAAGTGAGCAAATTTGTTTATGGGTTCGCCCGTCCTGCATCACCATCAGGCGCACCTCATTCGCCCATGCGGTCCAGTTTGGTTCTTTAGGCCGAACTACCTCACCATCACTTTCAGCGGCCAGTTCGTACATGCTGATAATTTTCCCCCAAATGAACTCGGCGCAGGTTAAATCGTCCTGACTTCCCCACTGCCGCTTTGCAGCGCTGTACACCACCGCGTCAGGATGTCGTGACAGAAAATCATCTGCAGAGCCCTGTTCGTCCGGTTGCGAAGCGTCCGGACAAGAAGGATTTATATCTGATGGATCAGTAGTTGATTTTACTGACGGATCCCCCCCAGATTCTGACGGGTCAAAACCGGTTTTTTTGGTGGATTCCGACGCCTCAAATTTTGAGGGGTCAATTTTTGACGCATCAGATTTTGACGCATCAGATTTTGACGTGTCAGAAACTGACAGGTGAGAAAATGCCGCTTTCTGTAGTTTGGAAACGTTGAGCTGGTAGACGTTCGATGCATTACGGTTGCCGTTGCGGCGCTGTGTGCGAGTGAGCCACCCCTCTTTCTCAAGTGCAGCTATCGCCGTTCTGACAGTACTTTCACCAGCGCCAATCTGACGGGATATGGTCGCAATAGAAGGCCAGCAAACACCCTCATCGTTGCTGAAGTCAGCCAGGCGCGCCATGATTGCCACGCTGGATAGTTTCATCCCCGAAGATGCGCAAGCGTCCCAGACGTATCCTGTTAATTTAGTGCTCATGATCGTCCTTTATTTCTCTGAATTTACGTCTGAACTGCTCAAGGGGGCTAAAGCATTCATGCTCGTACCCTTCACGCAGGTATATAACGCGCTGTGTCTGGGGCTCCCAGCGTATGACCCTGACCGGGACTCCGTAGTGATCTCTGAACCATCGGTTAAGTTCTCGCATACGCTTTCCGCCTGACTTCTAAAGTCATCTACCGCCCATTGAGCAAACTGGTAGCAGACAGGTTCGAATCCGCCTGGTACTCTTACCCCATACACGAACTGCACCGGCCCTGCTCCTCCAGGAACTGGCCGCGCTACAAGTTGCGACCTGCGGTATTGTGTTGATAAACTGTTCATGCGTTAGTAATCTCCACTGATAACGACACGCCACGACGCCAGGAGCTGCAACTCGCTGGCGTCACTTCTTTTTGCGTGCAAATAACGTGATAATTGCCGCAATCTCTTCTTCACGTGCAGCCAGGTGGCGGCGGTGATGCACCATGATTTCTTCGGCCTCATGCCTTTCAATAACGCCATCTTCAAGCGCCTGTTCGATAATCTGATCAACCTGCCCTCTGGCGGCAGAGGTACGCATTGCCCGGCTAAACAAGTCCACGCGATCCAGCTCTTCCAGGTGCGGAACATCCACCAGCAGAGCACCACGACGGCGGGCGAAGTAGTCTGCCAGTAGTGACGTGTTGGAAATGTCTTCCATCGCTTCCAGCTCCGATACTTCAAAAAATCGACAGCCGTTTTTCTCGTAGAGGTTGTTGTTGAACTGCGTCACGGTCATTCCCAGTGCGCCAGCCATTGCTTCACGCCCACCTGGATATGCTTTGCACATCGCTTTGACGGCTTCTTTGAGGTTTGGCTCTACCATATTGATTTTCCTTTTGTAGTTACTTTCAAGCAGCTGAATCTGTAGCCTTTTGGTAAAGGCTGGCGTCGTACTTCAGCTTGCCTTTCGTAATTCGTTCGATGACGAATGCTTGTTTTTGAGGGATGACTTCACCCCATCGGCAAACTGCCGGGTGGGAAATACCAAGAACACTTGCGGTTTTTGATACGCCTCCGAAGTGTTCGATAACTTCTGATTTACGCATGGTTCCTCCTGGTTAACTTACGCCTTAAAGGTAACAAAAGGTACATTAAATAGCAAACAACAGTTACAAGGAATCCATGTAACATTGGTTACATGAAAACAGAGATGAAAGACCGAATAAGATCCCGTCGAGTCCAGCTCGACATAACACAGCAGACCCTAGCTAAACGCTTGGGGGTAAGCCGTGTTTCCGTAACAAAATGGGAGAGCGGCACTACTAAACCTGATGGTGAGAATCTCCATCAGCTGGCGGTGGCGCTGCAAACAACTCCAGAATGGATTCTTTACGGTCGAGGTGAGGAAACGCCGGATGATACAAAAGTTATTCCGTTCCTTAAGCCACCCACGGCAGTTCCTATTATCTCCGCTGTTCAAGCTGGGATGTGGACTGATACTTATGCATGCTCAAGGCTTTCTGATGTGATTTCATGGACGCAAACCACTGCAAACGTTTCTAATGAAGCATTCGGACTGGTAGTTCGCGGGGAGTCTATGACTAACCCTCATGGTCTGCCATCCATCCCAGAAGGATCGATCGTTATTGTTGAACCGCACTATGGTCAATTGGATGACCTTTACGGAAAAATTGTAGTGGCAATACTCGACGGCTCTGCTGAAGCTACCGTTAAAAAGCTGGTATGGGATAGCCCTTTCGCATACTTGATGCCACTTAACCCTGCCTTTAAACCCATCCCGATAGATGGTAATTGCCGGATTGTTGGTAAAGTGGTTCAGATTACCCAAAACATTTAAGTTACTCATTTCTAAAGCCAGATCTCCTTCTGGCTTTTTTTTCAATTTACAGGTAACAAAAAGTACATAGCTCTCTTGACCATATTGGTAACTAAAGGTACATTTAAATCACATCACGAGTACCGGTAGTTACATACTCTGGTGTGGTAGTGAGCATTACGGCATATGGCACATGTGCCGCAGCGGCCTGAGAGTCCCTTTATCCATGCCTCTCAGAACAACCGGAATGTGCAAGCTAAGTGTTTCAGGCACGACGTGCGCCCCACCAGCGCGGCGAAAAGGTGTGACACCTCGGAAGAGACGAGGGCACAACCAAAAGAGCGCTGGCATGCAAAAAATATCTCGCAGCCGTTGCGGTACCAAAAGCCAGGATGGAACGGCAGAACGCGGTAGTGCTCTTTCTGTTGTGTGGGGATTACTAACCTGATGCCATTGCAGTGGCGGATCGAGGAAACGAAATGAACTTCTTTAAAAATGCTCTTATTTACCGGCTCTCTCGCGATATTACCATCGTGGAAGAACACACCATCGCGGATCTGGCAGACAGGCTTGAACCATTCCGTTTCTCTCCTTGCGGGAGTCAGGATATGGCTAAATCCGGTTGGGTATCTCCCCTTGGTCAGTATTCTGACCAGCTATTCCATTTTGTTAGCGGTCAGCTTCTGCTCGTGATACGCCGGGAAGAGAAAATTATCCCACGCCCAACCATTACCGATGAGCTCAACAAGAAAATTTCTAAGCTTGAATCAGAACAGGCGCGACGTCTGAAAAAGACTGAAAAGGATGCTCTACGCGATGAGGTTTTACATAGCCTTCTCCCTAGGGCTTTCTCACGGAATATCATCACGCGAATCTGGGTGAATACCACCGATCACCTGGTCATAGTCGATGCCTCCAGTGCGCGCAGTGCTGAAGATGCCCTGGCACTCCTGCGAAAGACACTGGGATCTCTTCCCGTCGTTCCTTTGACAATGGAAGAGCCTGTCGAGCTAAGGATGACTGAATGGGTTCGTTCAGGCAGCGCGCCTAATGGTTTTAATCTGGGTGATGAAGCAGAGATTAAAGCTGTTTTGGAGGCCGGAGGTATTGGACGCTTCAAGAAACAAGACCTCGTAAGTGACGAAATTCATACCCACATCGAAGCTGGAAAGGTTGTCACTAAATTATACCTCGATTGGCAGGATCGTATTCGCTTTACCCTTTGTGACGACGTATCCATTAAGCGTATTAAATTCGCTGATGAGCTCGTATCTCAAAATGATGATATCGACCGTGAGGATGTAGCACAGCGGTTCGATGCTGATTTCATTCTCATGACAGGTGAAATGAGTACTCTGATTTCTGATTTGACCAACGCCCTCGGCGGCGAAGCTAAACGATAAATTAACCAAGCATCTAACCCATCCTCATGGGTTGGGTTGCTGCACCCTAAATTTACGCGTTGCAGCGCGTCAGATGGAGAACAAAAGATGGCTAAGACAGCAAATCAACTGATTAAACAAGCGTACGAAATAGCCAAAACTATGCCACCAGCACAGGCAGCAATCATTAAGGAACTGGCTACCGTCCTCGATGTTTCGAATGTAGCTCTGCGCCAGACGCGCACCGAAAGTGACGCCCTTCTCGCAGAGGTCAAATCATGGGCGAAAGAGTGTGATCGTCTGACCGAGCGACACACCAAGAATCGCACAAATATGCATGTTCTAGAGGCTATACGCGATTTGAAAGCAATTTGCCCCGCCAGCTTCCGTAACGTGGAGGCTCTCTGATGGCTAAAGACTCAAAGGTTGTATACGGTGCCAGTGGCAAAACGAACGTTTTGACGTTCGAACCTGAAAACCTGCACCTGGTTACCGACAAAACGCACCCGCTTTACGATGAGCGTATCCACCTGCCTATCAGCGAGGCAATGGTGCTGAACATCATGGATCAGGGCGTTCTTGAGCCGATTATTGTCTGGAAAGACCCTGAAACAGGGCTCACCTGCGTAGTTGTTGGCCGTCAGCGCGTTAAACATACCCTGGAGGCAAATAAACTCCGTCTGAAAGAAGGCAAAGACCCACTACTTGTTCCCGGAGTCGTTAAGCGCGGATCAGCAAATCAGATGGCTAAATACATGGTCAGCGAAAACGAAATTCGCCGACCTGATACACCGCTCGGCCGGGCTAAAAAAATGTCAGACGCGCTCGACCGCGGGCTCGATGAGGACGACGTTGCGGTGTTGTTTGGCTGCAGCGTTCAGACCGTTCGTGCAACGCTTTCCCTTCTCGATGCCACCCAGGCCGTCAGGGAAGCGGTGGAGGCTGGCACAGTTACCGTTACCCAGGCGCGTCAGCTGGCATCGCTTAAACCCGAAGAACAGCGGGAGAAAGTCGCTGAAATCGAAGCGGCAACTTCTGGCACAACCGGCCATGAAAAAGCCAGGCGTCAGCGCGCTGTGCTTGGCGAAACTAAGCCACGCCTCAAAACACGCAAAGAAATCACAAAAGCCCTCGAAGGTGCCAGCGGTGAATACGCGGCGGCTCTGCGCTGGGTGCTTGGGGAGGCGGTATGAATATTGATCCTGAGAATTACAGCAAATACACCCTCCGTCGGTTCGCAGCCATTTTGGATGTGATCTGCTGGGTGCTGATTGCCGTAGTAACCGTTGGTATCTGCATGTTTATTGAATGGTGGACAGCATGAACATAAAAGAGATCGGGAACGTGTTTCACTGTGATTGCGGCTTTTCATGGCATCGCGGTAAAAACGGTAACCATAACTGCACTGATGGTTTGCGTGAAAAGGTACGGCTACTGGCGGCGGAGAATATGGCGCTGAAGAACGCCATTATAGACCATAGTCATTCGGTTCACTTCTGCGAGGTTTGCGGAAAGGATGATCCGTGCAGCACTGACGATGTTTGTTATGCGCTGAAAGATATCCCCGCCACCGATCGCATTGTTGCAGAGACCGAGGCGCGCGGAGTTGAGAAGGCCATCGCTCACCTGGAGAAGAAGTTCATCAATATCGGCGTGCAGATGATGAATTTGCAGTGGCTGGCAGACTCGCTGCGCAAGGGAGCATCAGAATGACAAACCGAATCCCTAGCTTCGGCTGGAACCGCCTGAAGCTGGCAACGCTCACCTATGAGCAACTGGCTCAACTGGAAGAGCAGGTGAAGGCCGAGCACGCCTGCAAAAACGGCATTCACCTCTTCGACAAAGCCGGTCAGCGCAAACTCGATGCCCTTAGCTGGGCTGTATACAACAAGCAGAAGGCGGAGCGTGCCGCATGACAACTAATATCACCGAACTGGCGCAGAGCCTGAAACGTCGAGCTGCTTCAGCAAATGAGTTTGGCGAAGGCCTGTTTTTCATAAAAGCCGACGACGTCCTCGCGCTGGTAGAGGCGCTGGCATCAGAGAAAAGGATTTGCGCAACGTGGAGAAAAACAGCTGAGTCGACCGGTGAAAAGCTGGAGAAGGCGCAGGCCATCAACGCAGCAGCAGAAAAGCTGGTCCGCTGCAAAGGTCGCTATCACAGTGAGCAGAACTATCGCGCACTGGCGGCGCTGTTTGGCGTGACAACCCCAGACCTGCCGCCGCTGGATAGCGAGTCAAGCGCCGTCACCGTGAAGCTGACCGACATCAATGAGTACTTGGCAGAGGTTCACGATAAAACGCTAAATCGGGCATTCCGGCTACTGGCTGAAGGTGTGCGTGCTGGTGATGTCGCCGCTATGCGCGCCGCTGGCATCAAGGTGGAGGATGAGTGATGTTCAAAATCGAAAGTTCCGAACAACGCCTCAAGAGGGTTCTCACAGAAAACGCCGGTAAATTCACCATCGACGAAGACGGCGGAATCCATACCAACTGGCAGCATCCCGAAGTACAGGCAACTATGCGCAGGCACTTTGAGGCGCTCAGCAAAATTAAGGTGGACCGGAAATGAGCGAATTTTCACGAGAAACACTACTCAACATTATCGAGACTGACCATGTGCAATGCGGTGATGCTTCGGCATTGGCCCGCATGGCGCTGGCCGCAATGGACAGCGAGCCACACACAGACGACGAATTATCTAATTTGCTGTGGTACTCACAAGAGGCCACCTGTCATTCTGACCCGAACTACTACTGTGAATTTCAGCGTCTGGCAACGCCCGGATTAATTGCCGGGATAATTCGTGAGCTGCAGGAACGCCGCAAGGCTGACAGCGAGCCGGTGATTATTGTTGGCGATGATGGAGGGGATGCGCTTTCTTATCGCCGCCTTATCCAGTCCTTTGAGCCTGGCACTAAGCTCTATCGCCACGCGCAGCCAGTGCCTGCCTCTCCTGTCTGCACCTGCCCCAGCGGCGATGGTTCGCTGCGCTGGCCTTGTCTGGTGCATCCTGGCAACTCTCCGGCGCAATCCGATTGCTGCCCGGCGCAAAACCACGTTTCTCCGGAGCAAAACGGCGACACTCCAGCGCAAAGCCAGGGATGGATTCAGGTAAGCGAGCAGATGCCGCCAAGTCGTCATGAGGTTTTGGTCGGGAGTTGGTGGGGAGAGAAGCCGCGGTGGTGTTGCAAATGGGCAACGTATATCCCTGGCCACCCTGATGCGCAGAGTAGCGGCTGGTTGATCCCCGGCGCGTCATGGACACCAACTCACTGGATGCCGCTGCCAGCCGCCCCGCAGCCACAAAACTCACCACAAAATATTCCTGAAATTATTCCGGGATGGATTCCGGTAAGCGAGCAAAAGCCTGATTGCTGGTGTCTCACATGCCGACCCGTGACCTTGAACGATATGCGCTTTGTGGTGTGCCCTGATTGCGGGAATAAGAGATGCCCACGGGCAAATGACCATAGAAATGCCTGCATCGGAAGCAATGAGCCTGGTCAGGAGGGCAGTGCATATCCAGCCGCCCCGCAGGAGGTGAAAGGTGAATAGAGTCGAATTGCTTCAGAAGATATCGGCGCTCGCTACTGAATGCCACGCGCTGGCCTGTGAGCTTGATATTGGTGATGAGCGAACCGAAATGTTCGAAATCTACAGCGTGCTACACAACCTCGGTCGCCGCGGGTACGCCTGCCAGGTAGGGCGGCGAATGAATCCATTGCTCGCATCCTGCGATGACGACGATGATGAGGATGATGACTGATGCCAAGTAAATTAAAGCGTCGGCGATGGAGGCGTATGCGGGATGATTTAGCCTGGTATAAGGATGAAGCAAAGGACCTTCATTGCCGTCTTATGGAATTAGCCGATGAAGTTACAAACCTTCGCAAACAGATTCTCCCAGAATCTAAAACGGTGATTGCCAAACTGAAGATGTACGAAACAGATAAGGATGATCGAGACCACCAGCTATGCAGAAGATGTAATGACGGGATTCGTGGTGGTTGCTCGTCATGTGCTTATAACGTTCGATAACCGGGTGCAGCCGGTATGTGGAGAAGAAATGTCACGTATGGTCTCTTTACTCGAATGGGCGAAAGATGAATTCGGCAGTGAAGCCCCTAGCGAGCGAGTATTAAAAAAATACGCTAAAGGTCAGATGATAGCGCCACCACCGATGAGAGTCGGACGGCGCTGGATGGTTGACAAAGAAGCTCGTTTTATAGGTGTAGTTGCTGAACCGCAACTTCCAATAAATGTTAACCCAAAACTGAGACGGATAATTAGCGATGGCAGCTAGACCGCGTACCCATAAAATCACTATTCCAAACCTATATTGCAAACTTGATAAACGTACCGGAAAGGTTTACTGGCAATACAAACACCCGATATCTGGTCGTTTTCACAGCCTCGGCACGGACGAAGCTGAAGCAAAGCAGGTGGCAAGTGAAGCAAATACTATTATTGCAGAGCAGCGAACCAGGCAGATCCTTGGTATTAACGAGCGCCTAGCTCGCATGAAAGGAAACCGCACGGATATTACAGTTTCTTCATGGCTCGACAAATATGAATTGGTGCAGGAGGAAAGATTGAAACACAACGAGCTGCGCCCAAACTCTTTTCGACAGAAAGCTAAACCAATCCGTCTTTTTCGGGAACATTGTGGAATGCAATATCTAAAAGATATTACAGCACTTGATATTTCCGAAATAACAGATGCTGTTAAGGCAGAGGGTCATAACAGGATGGCTCAAGTTGTACGCATGGTACTAATAGATGTTTTTAAGGAGGCTCAACATGCTGGTCACGTTCCGCCAGGATACAACCCTGCCCAAGCAACGAAACAGCCACGAAACAAGATAAGCAGACAAAGGCTATCTCTGGAGGAATGGAAGGCTATTTATACATCCGCCGAACAACAACAACCTTATTTACAATGTGGAATGTTGCTTGCCATTGTAACAGGGCAACGCCTAGGAGATATTTGCAATATGAAGTTTTCGGATGTATGGGATGATATGCTGCATATTGAGCAGGAGAAAACAGGAACTCGATTAGCCATTCCCCTTTCTCTCAGAAATGAAGCGTTAAATATTACTCTGAGTGATGTTATTTCAAAATGTAGAGATGCTGTGGTGAGTAAATACCTTGTTCATTTTCGCCATAGCACCTCACAGGCTAGTCGTGGTGACCAAGTGTCAGCCAAGACACTTACTTCAACGTTCAAGAAAGCACGGGATAAAAGCGGTCTAACCTGGGAAGAGGGAACAGCTCCGACTTTCCATGAACAGAGATCACTTTCCGAGCGCTTGTATCGTGAGCAAGGGATAGACACCCAGAAACTATTGGGCCACAAAACAATGAAAATGACTGACAGATACAATGATGACCGCGGTAAAGAGTGGATCATTGTTGGTAAAAAAGCAGTATGA